GCGCGGGTTACTTCATCAAAAAAGATCTTCAACAGTATCTCCCTGATGGATTTCCAAACGTCCAATACCAAAGGCAATCAAAGGCAGCCGCGTGACAGCAATATCTGAGGTTTAAGTGATGCCGAAATACGAAGTCAAAATCTCAGTCGATGGAGACATATCTAAGACCGAGAAGAAGCGGCTAATCCGGGTAATGACCAAAGCATTGCGAGCCGATACCCGTGAGCGAAACGCGCGATTGAAAAAGAAAGTTAAGAAGTGATGACCGCAACAGTAACTAAACGAATTCAGGGCAAGCGTAAAGAACCGGACTACTGCGGGTGTTGTGGCCGCGAAGCCGACGCTGGCGAATGGTGCTCTGAATGTAAGGAGCATATCAATCCGCGAAAGACTCTTTGGGACGCGACGTACTTTGCTCAACACGGAATTCACTGTCCGTTTCAAAGGGAGGAATTGAAAATAAGATGACCGCAACAGCTACAGCAACCAAACCGAAACGGATTCAGCGGAAGCGAACAAAGGGCTATAAGTTGCCAGCCAGAACGCTGTGCGTCTCACGCCCGAGCATTTGGGGTAATCCGTATTCGCTTGCTGGGTTTGGCGAGTTGTCGCTGCCGCTATTTCGAAACACTCTCTTAGGAATTTGGGACGGATCGCTACTCGATAGCAGGCCGGATCTTCTGTCGCGCGCATACGATCTGCATAAAGCGTGGCAGCGACAATTCAGGCACAGGCATCCGCTTGATGTCCTGCGCCAAACATTACCGAACTACGATTTTGTAGCGTGCTGGTGCAAAGAGAGCGATGACTGCCACGGCGATGATTTGATTGAGTTAGGAACACGGTAGAGATCGAAGTTTTAGTGTCGGAGAGTAAGAGGGGATATGGCCTTTGAAGAAACAATCAAAGAGATACTGAGGGAGGTTGTTCGTGAAGAGATCCGGGCGTTGTCAGTCGGCGACAGATTGCTAACCGCGGAGCAGGTTGCAGAGAGGCTGGGCTATCCAAATTCTGATAGCGTCAGGCGGCTCGCTAGAGAAGGACATCTTGAGGCGGTCAATCTCGGCGAAAACACCCGTCGATACCGAAATTCCGACGTGCAAAAGCTAATTGAACGAGGGGTCGTGTGACGGATTTTACCCGCAAAGACTTGAAGGCTACTTGCCGGAGCACATATAGTGCGGCGCCGGAGGGTAGAGGAATGTCAAAACACACTGGCATCAAGAAACTAAAGAATGGAAGGTTTCGAGCTCGCTATTTCGCGGGCTACAACAAAGACGGAAAGAGAAAATATCCCGCACGAACATTTGACACGCGCAGTGCGGCAATTGAATGGAGGGCAGCGCACGTTGCTGGCCGGGGTCCCGGACACGCAGACGGGTTTAGCTTAACGGTCAGCGAGTATGTTGATCAGTGGCTGGTAGGCAAGCAGGATTTAAGAGAGAACAGCAAGCGAATGTATCGGCAGACAATCAATGCCTATATCAAGCCAACGCTCGGACGAATCAAGCTGGCCAGATTGACTCCCGATCAGATTGACGCATGGCAGATAGCACTATCGGAGAAGGTCGGGAGATCTACGGTGGCCTCGGCGCGAACGATTATGCATGGGGTCTGCAAGAAAGCTCTACGGATGAAATTGATCCGCTTCAATCCTGTTGAGGGAACCGATGGGCCCGGCGAAGCCGTAGTGGAGCGGCAGCACTTCTCCGTAGATGAGGCACTGGCCTTCATTGAAGCCTCAGGCTCTAATCGACTGGGGCTTCTATTTGAATTTGCTCTCACATGCGGCCTGCGGCCAGAAGAGCTGATCGCAATGCGATGGCAGGATCTCGAGCTGGGCAACGCCCGCGGCGTCGTAAGAGTGCGCAAGGTGATTCATAGAATTGGGAAAGCGTGGAGCTGGCAAGAGCCAAAGACAAAGAGCAGTAAGAGGGCAATAGTGTTCCCTGCCGGACTAGCGCAAAAACTTTTGGAACATCGGAGACTGCAATTGGCAGATCAGTTAAAGGCCGGACATCACTGGCAGGCTCACGATCTTGTCTTTGCGACACGGTATGGAGCCCCTATCAAATACTCATTCTTAAACGTACAGTTTCATAAGATCGCATCAGCGGCTGGTCTACCCCAGAAAGTAACACCGTATGCGCTACGCCATTTCTTTGTTACATCCAGCTTGCTGGCGGGAGTTGATCCAAAGACAGTGAGCGATGAAGCGGGCCACTCAAAGGTGTCCTTCACGCTCGACAGGTATGGAACGGTGCTCGAAGAGATGCATCAAACCGCAAGCGATAAACGCGAGGAATTGTTGAGAAGCCGAAGACGCTAATGCGAATACATCGTGGAGTCAGTCAAATGCCCAACACACGGAAGGGCGAACCTCGTTTTCAAGCGCGATACTTTGTTGGCTATTCGCAAGTCGGAAAACGTATTTATCGCTCACGTACCTTCTCATCAGCCAGTGAGGCTCAAGAATGGTATGCACATCACAGAAGGGACCGAGCACCAAGCCCAAACGCAGACCTGATATGGCCCGAAAAATGGAATAGATCATCGTACACGGCGGCCCGTTCAAATGCGCTGAGCCGAGGGATTGCCTTCGACCTCACCTTTAAAGACTACGTTGATTTAATAAATGCAGCCCGTGGTCGGTGTGTCCTGACCGGCATTCAGTTTGAGTTTCAGTTTACAAGCTCCAAAAGCAGACGACGGCCATTCGCGCCAAGTTTAGATCGGGTTGATTCCAATAAGGGCTATTCGAAAGATAACTGTAGGCTGATTTGCGCAGCCTTGAACTGTGCTCTTGGCGATTGGGGCATGGATCCATTGATGCGCATAGCGAGAGCATTGGTCGTGCGCGAGACATTCATAGTCGGGCGCTATCCAGTAGCACGAGTGGCTTGAGCCATTTTTTATGCGTCTATTCATGCACACAGTTAGAGGAAACGCTAGCAAAACGCTGAGGGAAATTGATAAAAGCACAAAATCTCCATTTCTTAACGGCGGTTCTGGCGGCATTTCTGCGATTGTCTTTTCGAGGAAAATGCTGGGTTTTACGGGTGACGGAGTCTTGCGGAATGTACGCGCTTGCACACTCATGCGCGTAGTTCAGGACATTTAGATAACCAATATCCCCCTGTGAAAAAGATTTGGATTCAGTTTGAGATGAAGCAAAGAACTTAGGAATTACGGTCTGAGATCGGGAGACAGAGCGAGTCGTGATTGAGTGCATAAAAGGAAGCGGCGGACGCCTCGCGGCGGTTGCTATTAAGCGATTCAAGTTATTTGAAAGCGTATCCGACCCCGAAGACTTTTCGGATGCTATGAATGCTTTGTGGAGAGAGAAACACGGCCACTCGTCGGAGCGGAAAATCCCGAAGGCACCGAAGCGAGTCAAGACGGATGCGTATCACAAATATTGTAACGGCTGTGAGCGCGTTCTTTCTGTGGGCGCATTCTCCGTTGATCGCTCTCGTGCTCGCGGGCTAGCTAATCGCTGCCGAGAATGCGCCGCAAAGAACTGGAAACAGACAAATCATCATGTCTGCAAGAGCTGTGAAAGTTGGTGTGTGGGCCAAGTCTGTCGGCGATGTATGACGATAAGAATTCGAGTCCGGTACCTTGAGGCAGAGATTGCTGGTTCCGTGTCGTTCCCGATCTGGAGTACGCAGCGGGCGTTTCAGATCTTTGCTGAGCAACTGGCAGAAAATAAGAGGCTATCGCCCTCAGAAAAACTTCAGGCATTATTGCAATGGAAACCAGAAAACTCTCAGAACTGAAGGCTAACCCGCTTAATCCACGCGGAGAAGTGGTGCACGACGTTGCGCTGCGCGAATTAGCGGCGTCTATCAAGTCGCAGGGTCTTCTACAGCCGATCCTTATCACGCCTGACGGAACTATCGTCGCTGGCCACAGGCGCGTTGTTGCTGCAAGGCTGGCGGGCTTTATCGATGTCGCGGTCATCGTTAGGGATCTGAATGAAACCGCACAGCTTCAGGTGATGCTGGTTGAAAACATCCAGCGAAACGATCTTACTATTCTACAAACAGCAAAAGCCTACAAGGAGCTTATACAGCGGGGGCTGTCGATTGAACTAATTGCTCAGGTTATCGGCGTGACCAAGCGATCAGTATCTGAGCATTTAATGATCTTCAAGTTACCCGCTGAGGTTCGCGAACAGATAGACAAGGGCGCGATGGGGCTACGGGCGATCCCTGCGCTTTTAGAACTCAGCCCTACAGAGCAGATTGACATGGCCCAAACAGCAGTTGAAAAAGGTTGGGGGTTCATAAAGATCAGAAGCGCGATCTATCGGATGAGAACGCCCCGGCCAGACGTTGAGATCGTGCCCGCGTTGCTGGATCGGGTTTATGAGCGGATTGAAAACGGGTATTTCCTTCTCGAAGAAATTATGACCTGTGGAGAATGTGGGCATTCAATTTTCAGCCTGACCGAAGAAGAGGTAAAGAAGCATCTCGACAAGCTTATAGACATGGGTCGTATCGAGATACGTAAGCAGGGTGGCAGGAAGGAGTTTCAACGCGGCGACGTTCCAGACATGTATGTTCCCTGCGATATGCCGACAGGTGAGATTGATTTCAGCGATGACCGCAGGTTAGCGGCGGGTAACGAATACGCGAGATAGGGCGCCAGAATGTCTTTCGATCAACAACCGTAGAAACGACGGTCAGGCGTCTTTAACAGATCTGAATATTTAGTAACTGTTTGGGACGCAACCCCCTAAACCAGAAGGAAAGAATAAGCAACCGGAGAATAACTCCAGAAAGGCTTCTAAGTGGCAAAGCCAACCATCAAGGTGGTCAAAGATGAAATCAACCCCGAGCCTGTTGAACTGCTGGCTAAGTCGATCGTGCAAGTAGCGGACGGGTTTCAAAAGTTGCTGGATTCGTCTCTGAACCAAAGAGCGTTGATCGTGCTACTGCACGATGGGATCGGTCAAGGGCACATAACGAAGGCGCAAATCAAGCTCGTGCTCGACAATCTCCCGCGGCTGAAAGCGTGGTACGTGAAACCGGGGACAAAATGAACCCTTGCTCAAAATTGCAAGACTGTTCAGCAACATCACATTTTGGCGACTGCCAAAGTATGCGTTCTGCCCCGCGCTTTGCGGAGATTAAAAGCTGTGCTGAGTGGCTAAAGTTCTGCTTAGACATAGGTTGGCCCAAAGCTGCCCTAAACGATCTTGAGCGCCTTTGGTGGGAGCACTACCGCGCCAATGAGAAAAGAACAGGAGAGAAGTAAATGCGAATTCGAATTTCCGAAGAAGAAGATTTTCCGAATCAGGCAGCGATGTGGGAGGCAAACATGGAGCGGTCGTTAAGAGGCCGCAAGGGGCAGGCCGCACTGCGCGAACTTGAGGCCGCGCTAATTGCGCTGCCAGACAAGAGACTGATTGCGAATGACACAGTTAGTGCAGATGGGGCGGTTTGCTCAATCGCGGCGCTGGCGAAGCATCGCGGGTATAACGGCAACCTCATATTGCCGCAAATGGCGACGACGGACGACGATTGGTTCAATGAAAACTCGGATAAGTTCCACGACGAGTACGAATACGAGGAAGCGGTTGAGACCGCGATGATGAAAGTCGCGGGAGATCTCGGAATTCCGCGCATGGTTGCGTTTGCAATCATCTATGAAAATGACGATGGCTTAGGGCGCAATCCGACACCTGAGCAGCGCTACGATCACATGCTCCGATGGGTGCAGCGCCAACTGCGGGCCGCTTAGGTTAGACCATGAGTGAGTCAACCGAAGAGCTAAGTGGAAAAGCGTTGGACGCAGCGGTTGCTGTTCGAGTAATGGAAACGCCTTTGCGCAGCGATGGAACACCGTGGCCCGGCAACGTATTGCCTTATTCATCCAACATTGAAGCCGCAATGCAAGTAGAAGATCGGATCGTAGAGTTGGGCCTGCAAGATGAATACGGTGATGCGCTCATTAAGTTCATGAGTCTAGACTTGCGGCAAAAGTTCGACATGGGCCGGGGCGCATTCTACGGAGAAGAAGTATTCGAATTGATCCACGCATCCGCAGAGCAAAGATGCCGTGCTGCATTAGCTGCTATGGAGCAAAAGAGTTGAGCAAGCGCATCGACGCAAATCATAACGTGATAGTTGACGGAGTACGCGCCGTTGGTGCGGAAGTCCAGTCGCTCGCGTCCGTTGGTCACGGCTGCGTTGATGTCTTGGTCGCGTATCGGGGAGCCTGGTATGTCGCCGAAATCAAAGACGGCGCAAAACCGCCAAGCAAGCAGAAGCTAACGCCTGACGAGTTGAAGTGGCACGAAAGATTTTCAGTTAAAGCGCCGGTGCATATTTGGAAGTCTTTAGATGACGCGTTGAGAACTATTGGAGCTGCGAAATAGATGCAAGAACGACAAGCTCGCATTTGCTATTTAGATGTAGTCGTAGCGATCACGGACTTGTACGACGAGTACGTTAATGAACACGGAACGGACCATGAAGACATCTTCCGTATCGCTACTAGAGATCAAGTGTCTAAGCGGCTTGGTGTTAGCGGGGCTAAAGTAGACAGTGCAACCCGCGGCATGAAACCTTACGGATTCGCTGACTATAAAGAGGAGGTCTTAGTCCGTCACGGGCGCGGATCGTTTTGCCATGATGGGCCGTACAGGTTCTTCATACCCGCCGACATAGAAGGGCGACCTCTAACAAACTTGAAATCCTCACCATCGGACACTTCACCAGAGACTTAATTTCCTTGTGGGAGAGGAGACTTAACGAACGTGATGACAGAGAGCCGAATAGAAATACCTATCCCCCAGCGTGAACCGGAATCACAACCGGATCTCGCCTTTGAGTTTGTTGAGGGCAAGAATGGCTTGCTTGAGTTTCATGCGGAAAGTCTGGAAGCGCACGTAGCGGCGTTTCGTAAAGTCAACGAAGGAATTGACGATCACTTTTGGACGCAGGGAGCAATCGCGGCATCGCTTACGAAGAAGCACGGCGAAAAGGGCGAAGCGATGGATAAGATGGCGACAGCGGTCGAACTGTCTCCGAGCCATCTGCGAAAGCTGGCGCGAACATGGCGCACTTTTCAATTTGTGCCACGTGACCCATTATTGAATTTCAGTATCCATAAAGCCGCTTGTCGGCACCCGAATCCCGCCGAGGCATTAGCAGTTGCGAAGTCTCAAGGCATGTCTCACCACACCTTGAATAAGTGGATCAGCGAGCAAGCGCTACGCAGGGCTGACAGGGCCACAAGAAAAGCGCGCAGCGCAGCACGAACAGCGTGGCGCGATCATTTGATTCACATGGATACCGTTATTGCGAACGACTTTATCAAGAACAGCCCTAACCAGGAGTTTGCCCGCCGCGTCTGCGGAGAATGGCGAAATGACATCGTTGACGAACTCAAAGATCTGGAGATCGCGGAGCATCGGGAAAAGGTAATCGCGGCGATTGATGATCGGGGCGCAGAGAACGTCAAGGCAATCCGCAAGGTCACGGGACTGGATACCAAAGAGATTGAATGCGTGGTCACTCAACTGGAAGAGGAAAACCTTTACGAGTGGATCAGGAAGCATCCCTTAGGACGCGGGCAACCAGAAATGATTCTGCACAAGGTTGGCGAACCAATCGGGGGAACCTATAGCAACAACTAAATTACTGACAACTGAAAATCCTCTTGAGATAATTTAGGACCATCAGCAAAAGAGAAGCGGCGGCATGTTAGTCCGCCGCTAAGGAGACCGAAACATGACAGTGAGACCGGAAGATTTACCTTCGTACACGCCTCTTAAGATTGAGGCTATCGAGAAAGAAACGAAATCGTTTCAGTGCCCGGCGTGTAAAACGCATCTACAGTTTCTCACCCGAATTCAGGTTGTGGGCGTGCACGAGACGCTCACGGGCGAGCAGTACAAGGCGGCTGAGGTTAATAAGCAGATTCCGTCTAAGAAGAAGCCCATTGAATTTGTTGAGCAGGCCAAAAGAGATGGTATCTTCGCGGCTTTTGCTAAGACCGTGCAGGCAGCACAGCCGTACAACATACCCGTCGATCTGGAGAAGTACTTCGTTACGTTCTTAACCCGTGCCACGAAAATTAAGACGCCACAGTTTGCTATTCGCCAATGCTTGCCAGAAGACGAACGCGCCGGGGAGTTGGAACTGTACGCGTTTCAGAATACGGCAGGGGTGGTGAAGGACGGTTATCTACGAACGTTCTTACCGTACCAGCTTGTGCAAGGCAAAGAAATGCCATCTATGTTGACTCCGGGCGATTCGGGAATCACGCCTAAGGCGGCAGAAATGTCGTTGCCGCTTTGGGTAAAGACGCGAAACGGATACGTTACAAGCTATGCGCTGTTCAGTGAACTACGCGGGCGGGCCGCAGGATCGTTTGCGAATACAGGAATATGATTCATGCTAATTAAAACCGACATAGAGGACGATGCTGGTTTTCAAAGACTAGCAGAAGATGTAGCAAGAGGATTGTACGCATCCGTTTGAAACGGTGAGATACGAACGAGCAGCAAGGCACGAGCACTTTTGTATGGGCTGTAAGGCCCGATGGTCGTGTACTTCGCCTATGGGATGCGAGAATCGCTGGCGCTACATTTGCAGCCTAAGCAACTTAAGGATCTGCTATCAAAGTAGTTGTCACTCCAGTTAATAAGCTGAGAAAATAGAAGGTATGGCACAAGTAACCCCTCAGACAGAACCGCGACCATCTCTCCTGTTTGCCGTCTTCTTTTCTGGCCTTGCATTGATGCTTGCTCAGGCAAAAGGCTACGTGCCGAGCATTGCGGGGCTGGCAGGCCACTGGATAATGATGGGTTCAATCGGATGGCTTGCGGCGCGAGCGTGGTATCTGCGAAAAGATGTTGGTTAGCTCTATATGAGGTAGCGAATGAAACTTGTGGGAAGGGCTTTAGCCGCCCTTGTTCTGATCATCTTGGGCGGCTTTGCTGTCTCACCTTAAAAGTAAACCCCACTTCTCTGTCATCCTGTTTCCCGTTCCAACCTAAATTCTTTTGTAGTCCGCGCAAAGCGAGACAGAGAGGACCAAAATGATTATCGACATTCAGACGTTAGACACTTCGACCGGATACAGTGTGTGCGTTTACCCGCACGAATCAAGGCGCAAGCGCGCCTCGTGGATTATGTGGATCTCACCTGACGGATCCGCAGATCTTTACACGCAACGAGATGAATCTGGCGCGATTCAAGGCGAGCCGATCCACTTGGGGGCTAATGTTTCACGCGCCGTGGCTATGGACGCGCTTGACGCTGACGAGGACGAATAAACGTTACCCTTTGCAGCCGCTGAGGCGAGCGCGTCGGCGGCTTCTTTCACCCGCTCAAAACTTAAATCCAACAATTCATGCAGACTAAGAAGCGCTATGTACATTGCGCTTCTACTTCTCACTCTGCTTTTCCCTCAGACTCCAGTTAAACAGCCGGAAGTAGCGATCCGCTGCATCCAGACTGGCGAAACTCAAAAAGAATTCCTACTGAGTTGTAACGATCGACAGAAAACAGAACTCTTAATTCCGGTCGCAGATTGGCCAGCAGTTTGGCACGGGCCGGAGCTCGGGTTTGCGTATGCATTGGACGCAAACGGCGCGGCGCTCCCTTCATTGCCAACTCAGGCTGACAAAGAGGCTTATCGACTAAGGATAGAAAAGATTCGAGAGAATCAATTGAAAGAAATGAGACGTTGGCGAATTCAGGCTTTGCAGCAAAGAGGAACACTGCAATGAATGGATCAATCTTTTACGGGCCGTTAGGGCGGGTAATCTCTGGTCTATCTTACGTCTCAATGTTGATCGTGGCGATGCAGATTGGTGGAATGTTTCAGTTCATGCCGCCGAAGGTCGCAGCCTTCATCCTCGCGCTCGGCGCGACAGTCACGGCTCTTTCAGAGCGTTTACAGGGTGGCGCAAGTAGTCCTCAAGTGAGAATAGCAGCCCAGCAATCGGATGATAAAAACGAAATGGAGCAGCTTAACAAATGAATCGCCGAACATTACTTAAAACAGGCGGGCTTGCGGCGGTAGGAACGCTCACGGTCGGCGTCAGTTCGTGCGCAAAGAATCTCTCAACCTGGGTCAACATCCTGATCGGTGCTGCCCAAGAGTTGTCATCCCTACTACCGGGCCAGTCCGCGTTGATTTCCAAGGCCGTGGCTATTGCAAAGTCATTCGATGAGGCGTATCGCGCCGGCAAGTTCATTGATGCGATGTCAATCTTTGAGAACCTCGCGAATGTAGTGGATCAAGTTACCGCGACTCTTGGGGTAACTAATCCCACCGTGAAGCTTGCAATTTCGATGATGCGAATTGCGTTGCGGGCAATCGCAACACTGCTCAAGGCACAGGCCCAGAACCCGGCGGTTGCAGCCGCACTGAGTGATCCAAGGCTGAATAACGACACAGCCAATAGACAGAAAGCGTTGGTTGAAAAACTTGCGGATGAGAGCGCAATTAATGCCCTATATGTAGCAGCGAAGCCGTGACCGGGCATGGCAGCAATGCCGCAAGAGTCAGGAAGGTTGAATAAAAATGGACGATGGCAATAGACAGCTAGCAATAGCGTTCGGTCTTGACGCTAAGCAGTTCGAGGCGCTGGACACGAAGCTGGGCGGGATTGACGGAGCGATCAATAAGCTAGCTGAGAACGTATCCGACCCCGATACCAGTGTTGCCGCTGAAATCTCCCAACTAAGAACTGAAGTCGGCATGAAGCTGACGGCGATCAACGAGTCCATCGCCACCATGTCTGACAACATCGGTAAGTGGCTGGCGGCGATTGCCCTAGCGGCGTCAACCCCCAACGACAACTCAGCTCAGGTACAAGAGCAAATCGACAAGTTCACCGCTGAACTTAAATCAACAACCAACGCGATCGACGCTGCGGTTCAATCCAATCAATCATAAGGAGACTAAAATGGCAGACTTTTCACAGCTACAAGCAGAGGTAACACGCAATGCGGATGTCGCAGCTTCAGCAATCGCTATGCTTAACGGCATTGCGCAGAAGGTGGCTGATGCAGTGGCGGCAGACAATCTCGCCGACGATACTGTAACCGCGCAACTCTCAGCCGACCTTTCAGCTCAGACCGATGCGCTTGCAGCGGCAGTGACGGCTAACACTCCAGCCGCACCACCGGCGTAGGAGAAGCACTCCATGGCGATCGTAGTCAATGGAAAGACCTATCAATCAAGCGGCATCGGGTTCATCTTGGTGCTGCTTGTGCTGGTAGGAGCATTTGTACTCTGGATGATGGGCAAGGGTGCCTTTGAGCTTGCTTTAATCGCTGCCCTCGCACTGGCGTACTTAATTGGATGAGCGAAGCTGTAACTATTGCCCTGATTTCCAACGTTACCACGATCATTGTGGTGGTGTTCTGCCGTCTCTGGAGCAATCGAGAACATCGAGCGAATCAAACAGTGGTGACGGATACGAATGACAAGATCACATCGCTTGTTAATGGCAAGTATTGAAAGCAGTGCGGCTAGTGAATGAAGCCCGACGACAACAATCAAGACTGGCGTCCTATTCCCGATCCGACCCTGCTGACTACGGCTCAGTTGGACAGGGAAATTGCGCACCTAAAAGAGTTGACCGCCAAGGACCAGCAGGCCCAGCAAAAAGCGCTGGAAGTCGCGCTGGTGCAATTAGACAGGCGATTGAACGAGTTGAACGAGCTGCGAAAGGCGGTTGAGAAGGACCGGGTTGAGTTCGTGAGAGTTGATGTCTATCGCCCGGCACATGAAGAACTACGAACTCAGCGGCAGACCGATAGCGAGCGAATGATAGCAATGGCCTCGGATATTAAGACGAATGCAACTGACCTTGCCGAACTGAAGTCGTCAATGATGTGGTTATCGCGGCTGGTAATTGGCGCGTTGGTGTTGGCAATCATTACCTATGCGTTTCAAAGGTTAGTAGTGAGATGAACTTGAAAACGTATCATGAAAGTGGAGGCGCGAGCGCCCCCGAAAGAACGCTCGCAGCCGTCACCCGCTGGCCCAACTTGCGAGGCCAAGCCAGCGAGCGGCGGGAAACATTAACCTAATCCCCCGTTGGAGGGAAAGAGCAGATCGGTTAAATCGTGTGGATGAACGACAGCACTTCGATCGATTTAAGGATTTGCACAAACAAGGCATGGCGTTAGCGCAAGTTGACAATCCTAACTTCACACACTCGAATGGCCGAAGCTCAAGCAGGAAGATGCAAGAAGTATTGCACCTGCCTGAAAGTCTTCCGGCTAAACAGCAGTGGCGCGATCGCTTGCGTAGTTGGTGGTATCGATTTGCTAGGGAGTGGGAGCCCGTGACGGTTAACAAATCGGTTGACAGCATCACCATGCCGAAATGGTTCGTGATCGCGATCCTTACGGGTGCCATAGGTTACGGCATTCAATCATCGTGGCGCTCCGCAGATCAGCGCGACATGATGATCGAAATGAAGACTGAACTTCGGCTTGCCAAGGAAGCGGCGATGGCAGAGTCGGCGGAGCGCAAAGCGGATTCAGCCGAGGCCAAAGCTTGGCGCGAGGTCATGAACGGCAATCAGAAAAAGATCGAAGGCATGCTCACTCAGCAACAATTAGACGCTCTAGAGCGAATCAAGAAAGCTGGTGGAAACCAGCAATAGGAGAAGTCAATGTCAGAAGTTCCCCCAGCGTCCCGCGCAACTTACATCATCATCTGCAATGGGCGAATCGGTGTGGCCCTCGCGAGCAGTGGATTTGAAATGATCCGCGCAGCGTCACAAACAGCGACTAATCTAATGATGTACTACCGCGACAGATTGAGCTATGCCGATACTGAGCCGATCTCGAAACTCCAACACGAAATGATGGACGCGGTTAGCGGAACCAGGCCCGCAGGAACGGGCGCGAATGGATTCAAAAACTCTTCCGAGATGGTTGATGAGATGTTCGCGCTATTTGATGCGTTGGAAGACAGAATGGGTTCTTAAACGAAATTCGCCAACGAGGCGAATACTGATCGAGAGATCGGTTGTTCTTTGGTGTTTGCGATTGTGTTCTATGGGGGAAGGACCGGAGAACTTACTCCTCTTCGGTCTTTGTCCAGAAAGTTAGGCGCGAATGGTAGTTAAGCCAATCTTACGATCAGCAGTACTGCTGTTATTTTGCTCCGTGGCCTGTTTGGCCGAGACGATTGTTGTCCCCGCGGGCGGCGATCTCCAGGCGGCGATTAATGCCGCACAATCCGGCGACACGATCATCGTTGACGCAGGAGCTGTTTATTCAGGTGGGTTCATCCTTCCGAACAAATCAGGAACCGCGTTCATTACTATTCAAAGTTCGCGTGCGTCAGAACTTCCGGCGGGAACGCGAGTCAATCCCGCACAGGCATCCTTGTTCGCGGCCTTGCGCAATAGCACGGTAGATACTGCCGCGCCGGTAATTAAGACATCTCCGGGAAGTCACCACTGGCGATTGATTGGAGTAGACGTAGCCACATCCACAAATGCCAAGGTCTACGACCTATTTCAGATCGGCACAAGCATACAAACAGCGACAGAAGTTCCCAGCAACATTGAAATCAGCCGGAGCTGGATACACGGCTATAGCACTCAAGAAGTGCAGCGCGGCGTAAGTCTTAATGGCTCAGAGATAACCATTTCAGACTCGTACATCAATGAGATTCACGGTACTGGATACGACACACAGGCACTGTGTGGATGGAACGGGCCGGGACCGCTTCACATTGTTAACAATTATCTCGAGGCGGCCGGCGAAAACATCCTCTTTGGCGGCGCCGATCCCTCCATTCAGAACCTTATTCCGTCGAACATTGAGATCCGCAACAACTACGCCTTCAAGCCGCTACGATGGAAGGTCGGTGATCCTGCCTATGCGGGAATTCACTGGTCCATTAAAAACCTTATAGAAATCAAGATGGGCCGAAACGTAGTAATTGACGGCAACACACTTGAGAACTCCTGGGGCGATGCGCAGATTGGCTACGGAGTGTTGTTTACAGTCAGAAATCAGGACGGCGGCGCACCTTGGGCGATTCTGGAGAACATTCAATTCACCAACAACACTGTTAAGGGCACAGAACAAGGCATTCAGTTACTCGGTAAGGACAGTCCAAACGTCTCGCAACAGAGTACAGGTCTACTGATAAGCAACAACTTATTCACTGACATAAAGAACTGGTGGCTAGTTGTCGCGAGCTATAACAACGTCACGATTGAGCACAACACGCACTTGCAGGGCGGGAACTTCATTGTGGCCACTGGCCAACCGTCGCTAAATTTCATCTATCGCAATAATGCAACGCTGCGATCACCCAACAGTTTTGGAATTAAGGGAGACGGTACCGAAGAAGGAACCGCGACAGTTAACACTTACTTTCCCTTAGCAGTAGTTTCGGGAAATGTGATAGCTGGAGCGCTCGAGCGCATCTATCCAGCAGGTAATTTCTTTCCGGTGGATCTAAGTGGCTTGGTGGGATTCAAAGGTACAGACGCACTTGTACCGGGTTATTCCGCAAATGGGAACGTGCCAACTCCGTCGCCGACGCCTATTGCAACCCCGACCCCGCTCCCCTCACCTTCCCCGACTCCTACTCCGACGGCGACGCCAACCCCGCAGCCTACGCCGTCACCAATCCCGAGTCCAACGCCTGTCCCTACGCCAATCTCCTGCATGATGACAGTTAATAGTCCTGTGTTGACTCAATGGAGTAGTGGAAAGCTCGTGGTGAATCTATCGGGATTTAGTTCGCCGTCGACGTTGAACGCTACACAGACAAGCGGACAGGTAACTGTAGATCCGCCAACGTCACGATCGATAAGTGGATCGAGTGTGATTGTTGAATTTGGACTTCAGGCAAAGAAGAAATCCAGCAGTGTTGTAGTGAGTGGTCCGTGTGGATCTCAGACTGTGATGGTGAATGTACGGTGAAATGAATGATTGGCTGGACCATCGAGCTCAAACAGGATGCCGACTATTGGGAAGAGCAAGTCACCGTTACAGACGGAAATGGTTCGCCCGTTGTTTTTAGTAATACACAGCTAACCTTCCATCCTGACAAGAGCCCAGAAGGGACTGTGCTTGAACCCGTTATATGGAGTCTAGAAAACACTAAATTAACAATGCCATCCGATGGGGTAATCGGCTTTGAGGTATTGATGGAAGAAATCGCTGCGTACCAATGGGAGGCGGCCGATTTTTGCTGGAGCGTTACTTACACGGATGGACACAGAGATTTTAGTTGGCTAACCGGCAGGGCGAGGATTAAGAAAGCGTGCCTGTAGAAACAGTCACAATACAGCCCAAGAAACAGATCGTGACTTTTCGATCTGGCCAGCAAATCACGATTGAAAAGAAGGATGTTCAGGTTGTTATTCGCGGGATACAGGGACCATCAGGACCACAAGGATTGCAGGGTATCCCCGGTTCGGCTGGAACACCCCGCATAGAGATTCCCTTTTCTTTTGGTGATGCCACGCCGACAGATCTTTTTATGGCAGTTGCGGGGAAACTGATTGAACGCATCGCGATCTTTATCGAAACACCCTTTGATGGCGAAACTCCCTCTTTAACGATCGGGGACGGGGACAACCCAGCATTGTTGATGAACTCATTCGAAAACAATCCAAGCGAAGAGGCGGCTTATCAAGTAACGCCGAATCTCTACTACGAAACGGACATGCAGGTTTTGTTATTTATCAGTCCCGGCTTGGGAGCCTCCCAGGGGTCAGGATTGGTTGTTGTGGAAATGCAAACGTAAAGACTTAAGGAGCAAATGAAATGGCCTCTATCTGGCAAGACCTACTGGGTACAACCAAAGCCTTTTTCAGAATTGGCTTCACTGGCCCACGATTAAAAAACTCCGGTGGCAATCTGGCGGTCAGAAATCCGGGCGACTCAGCGGACGCTGAAGTTACCGCATCGAAAATGAACATCAGCGGGAACGGGTTCGACATTAACTCGGATGCTGCTGGATCAGGTGCCGACTGGAAGTACACTGTCCAGCGTCCCGCAAGCGGAATGGCGGCCGCGGTCACGCTGACATTGCCGCCTGATGACGGATCGCCCAGCCAAGTCTTATCGACTGATGGATCGGGCGTGCTGAGCTGGATTAGCGCGGCGAGCACTGACGCCGATGACAAGATCGATGAGACGGTTTTGAACTTTGGCGACACATCGCCCGTCGCAATGTTCACGTTGCCGGCCGGGGCGGTAGTTGACAAGGTTCAGGTCGTCATTGATGAGGCGTTTGATGGAACACCCTCCGCATCGGTCGGCATCGTTGGCCAAACCTCTAAGTACCTTGCGGCTACTGATATTGATCTGACCCAAGCAGCCACAACAGTATTCGAGGCTCATCCGGGTGTTGAGGCTCCGGGTAGTCCCGAGTCGCTAATCATTACCTATGCAGACGGCGGCGCAGCGGCAGGATCGGCTCGGTTCATGGTCTTTTATGCAATTCCAAGCTGATGGGACTCTGGCTTCAGTTATTAGGGACGGTCGGCGAGACTTTCAGAATCGGTTTCAACAGAGCCGTAGTCGATTCGACCGCACTCACATCTGAGCGTGTCTACGATCTACCCGACAAGCCGGGAACGTTCGCGCTTCTTGATGATATCTCCCATGTCGGAACAGACTTCACCGCCTCAGAAGACTTAGCAGCAGGAGACTTAATCAATATCTGGAACGATTCAGGCACTCCAAAAGCACGATTAGCAAACGGGAGTGCGAGTAAGCAAGCAGATGGGTTTGTCCTTGACGATGTTGCCTCAGGAGATCCGGCAACAGTCTACAGTCAGGGAGTAAATGATCAAGTCTCAGGAATGACAGGTGGAGTCGAGCAATATCTTTCAGCTTCAGTACCGGGTGGTATCACAGCAACTCCACCGACAGGCTCCGGTGATCTTGTGCAGCGAGTTGGTAAGGCATTTAGCGCTACCAGTTTTGATTTCAAGAAAGGTGTCGTATTCAAGCGGTGAGTCATGTAGCGGAAGAAGATCGCGATCACCTGATCCTGTCGCATCTTTGGGTGGTGCGATCTGTTGCTGCTGGGCTGAAGGAATCACTCTTATATTCCGCTGATTGGGATGAATTAATCAGCGCCGGAAACCTGGCGTTAGTAAAGGCAGCAGATCGCTATGAGGCTCGGAATGGTTGTCAATTCAAAACTTATGCCTATAAGTTTGTGCGCGGCGACATGATCAGATCGTTTACGCGCATTGATGGTCATCACGACTCTGCGCTGATTGAGTTCACACCGCTGGCAGACCACTCGATTGATCCGGTGCAAGAAAACGTGTATTACGACCGCGAACGGCGCCAACTATTAACTCGATTTATTGACTGCCTGAAACCAAGACATCGCGAGGTAATTAGTGCTTTTCTCGGCGGTGAATCCTTGGTCCAGTTAGCCCGGAATAAGGGAGTAAAACGTGATCGATTAATGAAGTGGCAGCGAACAGGAATTAAACAACTGATCGTGGCGGGAGAGTCCTATCGTGCCCAATGTTAGATCACAAACAGTACAAGATAACGTGATCACAATAGTATGTGCCGGGAATGGAAATGTCTGCACACTCACCAAGGCGCAGTTACAGGCGTTCTATCAAACGACTTCCGGTACGGCCGCACAGCGTAAGGCTCTTGTCATCACATGGGGCAGCCAACAGCTGGCCGCACAGTCAGGTGGGGCATTATCGGCCGCGCAGATCGTCATGGACTTCAATGATCAGAGCTTTACTTTTAGCAGCATGGAGACGCACTGGTAAATGGCGAATCTGATTTTTGCCACGGACTGCGGAGACTCGACAGGTGATCTGACTGAATGGTCATCCGCATTTGGTACTGTTAGTGCTTCTACTTCTCAGCCCCGTAGCGGTCCTTACTCTATTGAAATTGGTAATTCTGGAGACACCACCGCCGGGCCCTTGAATTTCGTTCGCCTGGACAGTCTCTTAGCGGATGCTGGGCGCAGAATTTCGGCTGGATATTACATCGCGAATGCGGTCACTGGGGCAAACGCCAGAATCTTATTCAACGTTAACGGTACGGGTAACTTACTGTGCTTTAGACTAGGCCTTGAGTCGACCGGGGCTTTGACGATCTTTAATGGAACTACACAGAAAAGCAGTAGTGCTAGCGTGGTTTCCATTGGTTCTTACTGCCGCGTATCGCTCGCCTACGTAATAACTAGCACGACCAACTACACCATCAGGGTGTTTGTCAATGGCACGCTTGTTCTAACAGTAACGAATGCTGATTTCAGTCTTCCGCGTGTGGGTACTGACGCAGGTCAATTCCAAATTTCAGCTGCCGCGAATTCGGGGCAGACTAACTTCCTTGATGATTTCTACATTGATGACGGTACGACCTTAGACGATCCTGGTGCCGGTTCTGATCTTCGTGTCACTCGTAAAGCTCCAAATGCAAATGGAACCAACAACGCCTTCGATACTGCGGTTGGATCAGTCACAAATCGCTGGGACGCGGTCAACGAAGTTCCCGTAGCCATTGGAAAGGGATGGAAACAAGCCGGATCTTCACAGGTGATCGAAGCCTACGGGATTCAATCGGCTTCTCAGGGCGATGTTGACATTACCGGCGGCGGCGGCGGCGCAACCATCCTCGGACATAAGGCGTGGATTTATGCGAAGGGGCAGGATGTCACCACGGGCATTCCAAAGACGACCGCTATCAACAATGCGAAAGCCACGGGCACAACTCTCGCGCTTGGCCCCGTGACTGTTGCGGCGGGAGACATAATCGTTGTTTGTTTTGGCGATCAGGTTGCTGGTACAGCTCCAACTATTGGCGACGACATAGGCGGCAACACATGGACCGCGCTTAGTGGCCCCACAACCAACACGGCGCGTCTTTCGAAGTGGTATTGCATTGTTACCAATGGCGGGTCAATGACTGTCACGGTGACATTTGGATCGTCTGCTAATGCTCGTGCGGGTGCTTTGGGAGTCTGGGATTCGTCAATCTTCGGCGCATCTCCCCTGGATGCGAACGTTACTAACGCGAATGACTCAACCTCACCTTATGACTGTCCGCTATCGGGAACGCTCGCTCAGACAGACGAAATTGTCCTCGGCTTCTGCTCACGCGCGTCGAACGCTGCCCTCTCAGCGGGCGCATTGGAGACAGGGATCATCGAAGCGCACAGTTCCGGCTCAGGTGGTGCGGGCGCAAACATTTCAGTTGGCCTCACCTATCGCAAGGTCACGGTCACAACTTCTATTCAGCCGCAGATGACCGGAACAAGTGTCGCAGGAGTTGTCGGCACAGCGTCATTCAAGATCACGCCTATCTCAGCCGGTACACCGCAGTTAGTCGATAACGGAACTGACGTCGCGATCACCCTAACAAACACGGCGACTTTTTACAGTAACGTCACTACCTCAGGTACTTATCCCTCAAACGGAAATACAATCGGAATGAAGTCTAGCGGCACGTCGATGGACACATTTGTTTATGAGTGCGGGATTCAGATTGCTTACATACCGGGGACGACGCCAAGCGGCGGCAACGAAATTCAATCTTATCTTAATGGTATAGGCAGACCTTTAACAGGCGGCATATTTAGTTGAAACTCTTAATTCTCAAAGGCACGACATCAAAAAAGCTGCACATCTTTGTGCAGGATGCAACCCTAACTACAGGGGCCGGAAAGACTGGGTTAACAAACTCATCGTTTACCTGGTACTACTGGCGAGACGGAGCATCATCAGCGACCTCTGTCACGACAGGCTCGGGTACGCTAGGAACATGGAGCAGTGGTGGGATAAAAGAAATGGACGCCACAAACATGCCCGGATGGTATGAGATCGGAGTACCTGACGCAGTTTTAGCAAGTGGGGCTAACGATGCCGTAATGATGCTGAAAGGCACTAACCTTGTGCCAATCAATATTGAGATCCAGCTTACTAACGTTGATCAGAACGATGGTGTTCGAGCGGGACTCACAGCGTTACCTAATGCAGCAGCGGAAGCAGCGGGCGGCCTTTACACCCGAGGTACAGGTGCAGGACAGATCAATCAACCTGCCAATGGGCAGATAGATGCAAATGCCGTGAAACTCGGTGGTACAACTCAGACCGGAAGAGACATCGGATTAAGTGTGCTACTCGCCGCAGATCAGGCTGTCAACACCACAAAGTTTGGCGGCACCACAGTCACAGCTCGAGATATTGGCGCAAGCGTACTCTTGTCTTCCGGTACTGGTACCGGCCAGCTTGATTTCACTTCAGGAGTAGTGAAAGCCAACCTTGCGCAAATTCTTGGTACAGCATTAACGGAGACGGCAGGCCAGATCGCGGCTGGGGTGAAGAAGTTCTTCAACGTTGCCAGCCCAACCGGCACGGTAAATTCTCTACCTGATGCTGTGCCGGGTGCAGCAGGCGGTTTATTAATTGATGATGTATGGACCGATGCGCGCGCCGCAAAACTTGACAATCTCGACGCGGCGGTATCAACCCGGAGCAGTCACACGGTAGCGGATGTATGGAATGCTTTAACTTCGGGGATGACCACGGCCGGCTCGATCGCAAAAAGAATCATCGACAACCTGACGGGTGACATCTTCACACGTATTGGCGCTCCGGTTGGGGCTTCGATTAGCACTGACATAGCCGCCGCAAAGAGCGATACGGGCGCAATAAAGACAAAGACCGACCAACTGGCGTTTACCGTTGCAAATCAGATTGACTCGAACGTAATTGATTGGAAAGGTGCGAGTGCTCCAGCAATGACTGGAGATGCCTACGCCAGGCTTGGCGCGCCCGCAGGGGCATCAGTAAGTGCGGACATCGCCTCGGTGAAGTCAGATACGGGAGCTATTAAAGCAAAGACCGATAATCTACCGGCGAGTCCTTCAGCCACAGGAGACATTCCCAGTATCGGCGCAATAGCGGATGCAGTTTGGGATGAGGATATTGTTTCGGCGCATCAAACCAGCGACACCGCTGGAGAGAAACTCAGTCAAGCATTGATTCTTTATGAAGGAAACTAAGATCCTCTGATTGTTTAGCAGGAGATTAGACTACTATTGAGAGGGACATAAAATGGAATCTATTATAATTATCGTCTTAGTTCTGATCCTCTTAGCGATCTTGATCAACTTTGCTCCCAAGGTGACGGAGACTCAGAAGCTGATCATCTTTGTGGTGTTGGTAGCGTTGACTTTGATTGTGATGTTGCGCGGGCATATATGGTGAGACAGGCAATAAAAATGAGGTACAAATGAAGACTCAATCACGCCAAGCCGCTGCGATAGATGAAATTGAAAAGTTTTGTAACTTCGCGTGGAAGACACAACGAAAATATGCTCGCTATCAGCGGGTCAAGCACATGGGAGCGGAATTGAGGGCGCAGGGGATTATAGCTAACCGTTAGCACGTGGCCGAATGATGAAAAAGCCTAGTAAAAATGATAGGTTGCCTCAGGCGGGAGACAAGGCCAAACGGAAGCCTACCCTAAAGCAGCAGAGGTTCACCGAAGAAGTTCTGAAGGACGGCAACGCAACCCGTGCCGCACGCGCCGCAGGTTACCGGAAGCCAAACAAGCAAGGGCCACGTCTGTTGGTAAATGTTGGTATCCAAGAACGAATTCAACAGCGCATTGAAGACTCTAAAATCCAGACAAATGAAGTGATCGGAACGCTTGCGAGTCAGATGCGCGCCGACATCGCTGAGATCCTTCCTGATAACGAAGTCCTCCGACAAGCCAAAGAGCGTGGGCTGTCTCATCTCATAAAGAAGATGAAGACCACAGAGCGATTCACGAAGGACGGCGAGCGGATAGTTACACATGAATTTGAGATGTACAGCGCACAAGAAGCCGCGAAACAACTGTGTGCGGTGTTTGGGTTGAATAAGCTGCCGGGTATCAATCCGAATGAGGCCGCGAGAGAAGCGTTACGCGCAATCTTAAGCGAGACCGGATTATCCGAGGATAAAGCACGTCAGATAGTAGCCTCACGTTTTGGAATCTCAGAGCAAGAGTTAATCAGTACAGAGGTTATGTGAGTGTTCAGTATTCATCAGCCGAACAAGAAGCCCATGCTATAGCGATCGCTGAACAGGCAGCGGTTAGAGCTGGTATACCCTCACGAGCGCGGCCCGCCGAATCCTTAGAAAAGTATCAATCCCGCCCACAGGCTTACGCTAAAGAGATCCTCGGCGTAACTCTTACGCCCGATCAAGATGCGATGCTGCAAAGCATTCTTGAGAATCGCTACACCCTCGCACAAGCGAGCCATGCGATCGGAAAGTGCGTCGCGGCATCGGAGTTTATTCCGCTTGCCGATGGCTCCAGGCGACGGGCGGGCGACTTAATTGGTCGGAGGTTTCGCCTTCTCACGCTAGTTAACGGTATCCCCAAAGCGGTTAACGCCCACGCGGTAATCAATGCGATAGAGCCTGTTTATGCGCTGACAACTGAGTCTGGTCGGCGTGTTATACGGAATGCCGAACACCCGTTTATGTCGGCTAATGCCACATTCGTTGCCGGGAAGCATCCCGAAATCAAGCCCTTGAGATGGACCTCGCTCAGCAACATCAGGCCCGGCGACGTGGTTGCGGTGGCGTCAACCTTGAGCGGCTTTGAGCTTAGCGGAGAAACACCGCTGTCGGACTCAGATCTCAAACTACTCGCGTACCTGATTGGCGACGGTGGATACACAGCGAGAGGCGTGTCGTTCACCCAGCAAGACAATCAACAACTCACGGAGTTCAAGTCTTTATGCGCTGAGCGCGGAGCAGCTCTAAAGCGATGTGGTGAAGATCGGTATCAATACCGCGTGGTTGGCACACGTGTCCGTGCGTCCAAAAGCAGATCACCATCCGGTGTTACGAGTCACCGCCTAAACGAAGTCGCTGATCTGCTTCGCCGCCACGGGTTAATGGGCAAGCATTCGCGCGATAAGAGAGTTCCGCCCCAAGTCTTTGTGCAAAGCCTCGACAAGATTCGTTTATTTCTATCGCGCTTGTATGCGACGGACGGATGGGCGTCCGCAAGCAACACCGGAGCTATTGAAATAGGGTTCTGTTCAGTATCAGAGAATCTTGTACGTGATGTACAGGAACTATTACTGCGTTTTGGGATCGCGGGTAGGCTGCGATACAGGCCAGAGGTTCACGCGTGGGATGTGTCACTACACTCAGCGGACAGCGTTCTACGATTTTGCGATCAGGTCGGCATATTCGGTAAGACCGCCGCAATAGCGAAGGTCCGGTTTATCGCGGAAAAGAAACTCTCTGGTCGCTCGAGACGGGTGTGGCGCACTCGCTACGCACCGTCAGGCACGATTCTCGAAAAGGTAAAAAGTATTGAGTATGCGGGTATTGAGACCACGGTAGCAGTTGAAGTTCCCGAGCATCATACATTCTTAACTACGTTCTGGGAGCACAACACATTCACCGCAGCAGTCGCAACCTCATGGTGGTATGACTGTTGGGATAAACACATCGGATACATTACGGCGCCTACCTGGCCACAGGCGCTCGGTCTCACATTCAAACAGTTAAAGACACTCCGAAGGGCAAAGGGACTGCCGGGCATCATTCTTGATACGGGGATAATCCGCGATCTCGACAAACTGAAAGAGGGCGAGCATTACATTCGAGCTCTCAACGCAGAGCGGGGCGAAGGTTTTCAAGGGGAACACTCGGCGCCTATTCTGATCGTGATCGAAGAGGGCGTTGGTGTTCCTAAATACATTTGGGATGCGGTGGGCGGTTTGATGACTCACCCGGATAACCGAGTCTTCGCGATCGGCAATCCGACTGATGAGGCAACAGAGTTCGGGCTCGCATCAGAATCAATTCTCTATAACACTCTTTCAATCTCTGCGCTTGAACATCCGAACATTGCATCGGAGTTGAGATGCGAGAAGCCCCCATTCCCTGATGCGGTTCGACTTCTTTGGCTGTCTGAAATGCTCGAGAAGGAATGCGAATTGACCGAAAAGCTAGTTGAGGATGCTTTTGAGTTCGTCTCACTGGCAGAGATTAAGAATGCCCTTGAGGGTCGGCCGGCCGATCTGAGTAAAACTCAATTCTACATGCCTACTGCTTACTTCCAAGGACGTGTGCTGGGTGAGTTTCCCACTCAAGCCGATCAGCAGGTTATCCCGAGGTCATGGCTAAAGTCTCAGCCGCGATCAGAGCCGATCGAGAGTGATATGCCAGAGTTAGGCTCAGACGTCGCGAGGTTTGGTGACGACAGGACCACGATCTTTGTGCGCCGTGGGCCTTGCCTGATCTCGGGTCGCGAGATCCGCAAGATGGACGGGATGGAAGTGGCGCAGGCATGCATGGAAGATGCGCTCGCAGCCGTCAGGCAGTGGAAAGGTCGGCAGTGGACCGCAATTACGGACACCGAAGAGCAAATCAAAGTCGCTAAGAAGGTGCCGATCAAGATCGACACTACAGGAGGCCCGGGTATGGGGCCGTACTTTGTACTAAAGACCGCTGGATATAACGCTATCGGAGTCAACTCGACAGAACCCGCCAACGACAGAGAGCAATATAAAAACGTGCGCTCAGAATTGTGGTTTGATATCCGCAAACGGGCACAAGAAAAGCGTTTAGACTACTCACGTCTACGGCAGGATATTCGCTTAAAGTTGGAGCGCGAGTGGTCCACGCCAAAGTACAAGTCGCCGGGTTATAAGATCGTGGAAGAAAAAGAGAAAATGAAAAAGCGGCTGGGATATTCACCGGACCTAGCAGACGGAGCAAACCTCGCGTTTTACCAAAAACCAATCGGCAAAGATCGCTATTCAGAAGAAGACTCGGAAAGCTATACCAGTCAGAGTTATTGAAGTTCTTCCCGCGCCTTGAAAATCTCTGCCGCTTGGCGTAATCCAGCTATCCGCTGTGTCGCCGCCATGCTGCCGAGTCGGCTTACTCGATCATTCATCCCACTCCCAGCCGACATAGTTTGGGTTTGCGGGAGTAGTTCAAGGATTTGCTGATCGATCTCTTCAATGCCCGTCAGTAGTTCATTTTCCATCGGTGTTTACCCTCTCATCAGTGATTCGAATCCTGTTAATTCTAACACCCACCTACCTCATTCATTTCGAAGGCTGACAGTCGCAAAATAAATTCCCCATCTTTGGCACACTCTCACCCGTGCCGATCCTTCTCTCAGACATAATTCAAGCCGATCAAAAGAAAGCAGTAGAACTGGCTAACGGATTGCTCACGGAGGTTAAGGTTGTCGATGGGCGCTCTATTAAACGTCGTCCAGACGGAGCAATCGCTAATACACTCTTCTATGAGGGTGATCACTGGCAAAAGGGCAACGGGTGGATCGGTGCCAAGCCGATTGATCGCTTAAGCACAACGTTAATTCAGATTGAAGAAGCCTTTGTATCTGAGAACGTGATCGCGGAAGTAGTGGATCGTCATGTTGGGGGAATCTTAGGCCGCGAACCTCTCTGGGGGTTCGTACCACAAGCTACGGTTTCAAAGTCAACGCAAGCTCGCCGAACAAAGCTTGCCAAATTATTCAGTTTTGTATTACCAAAGAATCAAGGCGCGGGACAGCTTGATAAGTTTGCACAGGAAGCGGACGAAGCGTTAACTGTTTGGTGGGATCAGGCCAAACCCCGAAAGAAACTCAAAGAAGCTCTCGCAAAGTGCCTGAATGAAGAAAAGGTATTGTTGCGTCTGTTTGTGCCTCGTGGATTAAGAAACGATGGTCAGATCCCGCAACAGCGATCCTTGGCAGATGCTCTGAACTTTCTTCACATTGACGTGGTTTGTTCGGACAAGGGCGGCGTATTTAATGATTCGGATACTGAAAAGCCGTTTGGTCTTTACGTCTATAAGGTAGATCAATCTACCTGTGTTGAGCTCAGTTATGTAAATGACTTAGGCCAAACAATTCTGCAAGTACTTTCGGACAGTCCGGATCTGGTAGTCGATCCCATTCCTTACGATCTCCAAGGCCGATTATGGATGTATGAGGTCAATCGAAAAGCATTGATCACGGCGCAGATTAGATCGAATCAAAAGTCTTTGAATCTTGCGTTAACGATGATGATGCGCAACGTTAACCTGGCCGGCAATCTCGAGCGCGTGATTATGAACGCGGAGCCGCCGAAGCGAAAAATTAAGGTTCCAGACTCTACCCAAGCCTCAGGATTCAGAGAAGAATCTATCGATAGCGAATTTTTGATCGGCCCAGGAGTATCAAACCTTATCAGCGGGCTTCTAATTAAGGACAAAGACGGAAAGATCATTGGTCGAGCTGACCCAAACATCTCTTATCGCGATCCGGTCCAGATCGATACATTTGTCGGTACTCGAGATTCAATGTACGCGTCGATTCTCGGGCAGGCCCAACAGACTCATGTAATGATCTCGGGAGACGCTGCGGCTTCTGGTAAATCAAGGGAACAAGCCCGCGCAGAGTATCGATCATCGCTCTTGGATTCGCAGGATTCAATCGACGATGCAGGACGGTGGACACTCGACACGGGATTAAGAATCGCCGCACAGTTCTGTGGTCGGGCACAAGACTTTGCGGGGTTACGCTGTAACTTCGAGGTGGTTATTGAGGACGGCCCTGTTAGCCCCGAAGAACGATCAGCAAACCGTGACGATGTAAAAGCGGGGTTGCTTAGCAAGGAAACCGCGATGTCTCGCGGCGGGATTGATGACACTGACGCTGAGCGTGCCAAGATAGCGGAAGAGAAAGCAGACGCGCCAGCGCCGATCATTCCACCGCCTCAACCGCCACCAAACGGAGACAGTCAACTGATTCAATAGGATTCGGCTATGAGATATCCTCGCATCGGAGTTGACGTAGACGCAATTGAACTGAATAGGGCCGGGAGACGCTCGTTTGAGTTATTAAAGCTTATGTGCTGTGACTGCGGGCTGGTTCATCTGATGTCATTTGCAATTGAGGCAAACAACAGACTTGGTATCGCGATGCGGCGTGACAATCGCGCAACGTCAGCGGCTAGGCGATACGCTGCAATGCCATTACCAAAAGCCAGAAAAGGATCGAAGAAAAAGGCACGACAGAAGGTTGTCAGTAAGGTTATCCGCAAGTTGAACCAAGAGAACGCGTCAATGCCGAAGAAGCAGAAGGTAGCGATTGCGCTAAAGAGGGCGGGACTTGCTCGGAAGCGAAAGAAATGAGTAAGAAGCGTCATGCAAAGCCGATCACGTTTCGACTTTACCCCGAAGGAACATTTCTCTACGCTGAAATCAATATCTGGCCTAACAAAAAGGCAATGCACGCGCACACACGATTGCCCGGACACAACTATGAGGCATGCTGCGGTGGCCGCATTGCGTATCAGGTTCCAGCGAAGGGGCGTATGCGAAAGACTGGACTATTTGCGGAGGCTAACTTTAACAGAAATCGACTTGGCATAGAGATCGTGTCGCATGAGTTAACCCACGCAGCCTTCGCATTTGCTGAGCGACGTAAGATTAGACTTGAGCAAGCAACCGATAAGAGCTTTAGTGAGGGCGCGAGACTGGCGGTTATGGAGCATGACGGCCCGGAAGAACGCTTCTGTTATGCGTTGGGCGTGATGTGCCGGCAATTCACGCAGAAGTGCTACGAGTTGGGCCTGTACGAGGATCTATCAAGCACGAAAGACAGATGATCGCATGTATTTATCAACCCCAGCAATCATTGCTACGATACGGAGAATAAGGACTTTGCCGCGCCTTGACGGCTATGGGTTAGCGTTGGCCAATGCTGGACACCTTTGGACGCTGAGAGAGCGCCGCGAGTTTGAGCGTCGCGTGCGAGAGTTGAAATCGACGTAGCCATGCTGAATTCAAAGCCCTACCTCTGTCGTCACTGTAAGAACCAATTGGGCGAATCGTCTGATAGGGTTTTGTCTCTTGATGTGGTCAAGATTAGTCAACCAGTAAAGATGCAGTGCTCAAAGTGCGGGCGACAAATAACGTGGAGGCCGGTAAAACAGATGGTTCCGGTGCCTGTGTATTCTGTATAATTCAACAGTGAAACATTCTCAGTTCAGATACCTGCGCAGACTTATTCGCCACTACTCATTTGACGGCGGGCTACCCATAACACCGTACATTAAGACGCTGATTCGTGACCATCTTCGGAGGCATTCGTGGCTACTACTATTCCCTGAACCTCTCTGCTATAAGTGCAAACGTATGTCAGAGAACGAGGCAATAAAACGCAGAGTAAAAGCTACGGCATCTGTGCCGGTCCCCGCCTCTCTGGTATGATTCAAAACGTGGAAAACGAACCGAAGCCGCCGTTTGAGATAACCGTAAACGACTTGCTGCCGACGGGCGCGATGCTTATGCTACCTAACAGCAATCCGGGTCAAGACGCCGCGAAGACTCATAAGTATTCGATTGGCACTTTAGTGGAATTCAATAACGGCGTTCGTCTTTGGGTTGTTCATCACGCACGAGACTGTGACCAAACCCCACTTTATTGCCTTTCCGCAGATCCAAACGATACGGAGATTGAGCGCCAAGGGTTTTACAACGCGTCGTGGGTCAAGGGGATTGCCGAGCAATACCTTACCTTCATTCGAATGGTAAACGCGCCTGAGGTTTGAGATATGCAAATCACGATCTTGGATTCACCTGAAACCTTAAAGGCGCGCGAACCGTTTCTGCGCATTTTACGGGACATGGAGCAGGAGACTCGCAGCAGAATGCAGCCGCGCGGAAGTATCCGTCTTTCGGATCGCGAGCTTTCGGCGTTACATCGTGAGCACCTGATGAAGGTTCAGCCAGTCATGGACGCACTTGTTTGGATAGAAAATCGCAGTGTGCGGCACTACATGGTTGCGGAGTGAAAAATATATAACTCGGCGCGTGTGCTATTCTCTCCCCGAGTTTAGTTTTGAAATCTAGGCAGTTGCGGCTTTAGAGCCGTACAAATCGAGAAGTGATGCGCCTCGCAGAGATCAGCAATGGTCTTTGCGAGGCGTTTCTGTTTTTGCTCGCAGAAGCGAGAAAGGAAGCCAGAAGGCTTTATGAAACCAGTAAGTCCGGTAATTCCAGGAGTCCTAATGGATGAGGTTGTGTATGCGGCAGATCAGCCAGAATACCAGCCTTTGCCCGCGTTTAAGTGCGTCAACGGCAAGATCCTGACTCGCTGGGAGCTGACCGACGAAGAAAAGCGGCTGGTCACTGAGCAGGGCTACATTTATCTGGCGGTGAATACGTTCAATCAACCGCTCCAGCCTGTTTACCTCAGCGCCACGCCGCCAGACTGCATTGACTACGTCGATTGGGACGCAGTACCAGCGGGCACCATTGCGTCCCGAGTCGAACAACCCGTCTCGGAGATCCAAGACACAACAGGAGAACAGAAGTTCACATGTTGAAATCAACCTACAAAACGATTGACGAAATTCCAGAAGGAGATCGTCAGCACTACAAAAAGATCGGTGATCGCTACGTCCTTGAGTTGGATGGTGAGCATCCAGTGCAGGCGCAAAACACCACACTGGCAGAAGAAAAGAAGAACGAGGTAAAAGCAGCCAACACGCGAGCGGCTACCGCAGAAGCGGAAGTCACGCGATTGAAAACAGCGGCAGAGAATCAACCCACACTTCCAAGTGGCCACGTTGCGATCCCGGCCGACGAAGCCAAGTTATTGGATTCAGTAAAAGAGTTGGGTGAAGGCGCGGACATGAAGGCGAAGGTCGAAAGTATTAAGACGAAGCTTACGGCTTTGCCAACTCTGGAAACTGAGAACGCTTCGCTGAAAAAAGCGCAGCAATTACAACAAGTCGCAGAGTCTGGAATCGGCGGCAAGAAGCTGAACCTGAAACGCCTTCAGCTCTTGGACAAAGATGCGGGCGGTCTTACTTACGAAGAACGCGACGTCACGGTCACGGAAAACGGGAAGACCACATCCAAAAAAGAATGGCACGTCAAGGACAACAACAAGTGGGTGACGTTGTCTGAGTACTCCGACAATCATTGGAAGGATCTCGGAATCCCGCTTACCGATGACGCGGTTCCGACTGGAACAAGAGTACCCAGCCAAAGGGCAGATGGCGGCTCTTCCGGCACGAACATTTACGACCAAATCCGCAAGAAAGCGGAAGAGAAGCAAAAGCAACAGATCGTTACAGAACCGCTGGAAAAGCGACTGCATATGTCTACAGCTCAATAGGAGAAATCGATTATGCCTATGTTAGTAGAAAAAACGGCCGGGGGGATGACGAATAGCAACCCCTTTATCGGCGGCGTAAATCATCCGGCTCAGATCACGGTCGATGTCTCAGGATTGACTACCAATGAAGTCGATCAATTCGGCTATCTGAAACCGGGAGTGCCATTGACAAAAACCGGCGTCCTCGTAGGCGCGTCACCAGCATTTGTCTACGGCGTAACCTTTGAAGCGCAGAAGATAGTTCCGGCTAATCCTACCAACACAACGTTGGCGGCCGTCACTGCGGATCCGATTATAACGGTCAATACAATTGGTCACGTCAACCGCGATGTGATTGAAGACAATCTGGGCCGCGCGCTTACGGCAAATGAGATTGCGGGATTCGATGCGGCGGGATCAAAGATCGCACTATCGGCGACTTAAGTCCCTCTGGAGAACCGATTAAAGGATCGCAACTATTAGCTTAGGAGAATAACGATGGCTGATTTTTCATGGATGGCTCAAGTTGAAACATTGAGTCCTGCGGCCCTGACGGTAAGGGCACAAACGCTTTCCCCAAACGACAACGGAAGGCTTCTTTGGGATATTTTCTTCCCACGAGAAGACGTTGACTCAATAAGACTGAGCGAGATTAATACTCTTGATGATCGGCCTGCGGCAGATCGGCGTGAGTGGGGGGCTCGTGGTCGTTTGATTCCAAAGCTAACGCCCGCACAACGCAAGCTGGTCATGGTGCCGATTGAGGCATACGACAAGATCGACGAACTCGAAATGCAGTACTTAATGGAGGGCACCTTCGGTGTTAATCAGGCCATCATCGAACAGGTGATCGGTGTCCGTCTTCCAGATCGTACAGATCGTTTGGCGATCTCAGACTATCGTCGCTTAGAGCTGGATTCGATGTCGGCGTGGACCACCGGAATGATCGTGCAGCGAAACCCGCAGAACGCCGCACAGACCTTCACTGTGTCTTTCGGCTTCGATGCGGCCCGTTTAGCAACGGCCTCGCCGACGTGGGCAGCGGCACCAAATGCTTACGACGCGTTTATCCAGTGGTTTGAGGATGGCGTAGAGGCATCCGGTCCTGGCGAGGGAGCAATGATGCGCCTCGCGACTTACAAGGAAATTCTCGCGGACGCTCCTGATCTTCCGAATGGTGTCAAGATGTCGCGTTCGCAACTTACAGATCGCATTCAACAGGATCTTGGCGGTCCGTTTCAGTTTTTCATCAACGAAAACTCGGTGGACGTGTTCACCGATGGCGGCACCGCTGTCACCCGAACAAAGGTGTGGCCCGCAGAACAAGTTGCGTTCATTCCTGCTGGTAGGGCCGTTGGCAGGGCCGCGTTCGCGCCTGTCGTCCGAGCTATGGAATTGAGCACTCAGGTTCCCGAGGCCTCGATCGATGTGCGCGGGGTAACGATCTTTCACCACACTGAAAATGCCGCACGCGAATTAGAGGTCGAAGCGCAACTGAACGCCATGCCAGTTCCGGATGAGTCGAAAGTATGGGTTATCGATGCGGGCGTATAACGGAGGATTAAAGGTAAATGGCAAACAGTGATCGCAAAATCATTCGCGGCGTCGTCGTAGGAGGAACAACCTACGTATCAGGCAAAGAAGATGAGCTTGATGCTCTACTTAGTTCATCCGAAGTCAAACGGTTGACAGCTAAGGGCTACATCGAGGGCAAATGGTCTGGGACGGCTCCAGAGCCCGAAGATAAAAGCAAGTCCGCAAAGAAGGAGAAGTAAATGAAACGTACTCTGATACTTATTACTTCCCTGCTACTTCTGACCGGCTCTGTAACCGTCATAGGCCAGCGGCTCAGAAAGCACGGCGGGCTGATTGATATCACCGGATCTGGAGGGGTTGTTATCACGCCCCAGACCGGACAGGCAACTACCATTACAGGGCCAACAAACGTAGTTGGCGCAACCTCGATCACGGGTGCCACCACAATCACTGGCGCAACCGGAATCACGGGAGCGACGTCAATAACGGGAGCCGAGACAGTCAGTACAACGTTAGGCGTAACAGGCGTTACAACCGCAGCCGGCGGACTCTCAGTTGGCTCGGGCAATGGAACACTCTTAAGACTCACCTCAGGAACCGCATCTCTTGATTTCACTGCGCTGGCAGCGAATTCCTGCGAGACACTGACAATCCCGGTCACAAATTCAACTACCGGCAGTTCCGTGTCGCTTGGAATACCAGACGCATTGGCTGATGTCGATGGGGCTACGGAGAGTACAACGTTCTTTGGCTGGGTCAGTGCTAATGGAACTGTAAGCGTAAGACGCTGCAACGTAACCGGAACCATTACTGCGGATCCTGCGGCTGCTACAGTGCGGGCCACAGTGTTGACATTTTAATTCGATGCCGATTGATCCCACAGCAGCGCAGAATTACCTGGAGTTCAGCCTTGAATGGGACAGTGAGCCCCGGCTTACGGAAAACAAAAGAGAGACACTGCTTCTCCTTGCGCGGGCGGTAGATATTAATGGGGTAAGTCCGGGGGGAACCGGATACGTTGAAACATACACCTTTGAGTCACTTAACGCCGCGATCGCCCAAGGTTGGGAGTGGAAATTAGCCGCCGCAGTGGAATTATTTGCGGGTGACGAGAATGAGATCTATGACCACTGCCTTGAGATGCGCAACATCTGGGCAGGAAAGGTTTCAGGAATCACGATAGGCGGGACTCAATCAGGTGCCGATAGTTTCGCAATTGAAAACACAGCGGTCTTTTAGATGCCTGTTGATCGGACAAGACTTACATCGCGAATGCTGGACCGGAAACGGGCGCGATTAAAGCTCGGGAATATCAAGTTGCAGTTCTTTGAAAAGCTAACCGGGGGGGTGACTTTGTTAGCAGAGCTCGAGGACGGATGGTGTCCCTCAGAAGAGCGGTTAAGAGGGCAGATTGAGACGTTGTTCAAGATCGAGGTCGGTGATCAATCAGGACTGACAACCAACGTGACCTCTCGAGTGAATCGGCTCAGGTGGGGAGCGAACTACTGCAAGGTTGATAGCCAGGATCCGCCGCAGGGCGAACCTCGAGTGTGGACCTTCTTTACGAAAGAGATTAAGACCGGGGCAATCAAATGAATCGAAGGGAACTACTAAAAGCGCTGGGTGTGGGCATTGTTGGCACGACCGCTGCCGCGACTGTTTCGAGTCGGCCGTACCAAATAACCGATACGCATCCGTTCAAAGGGCCAGAGGCCGTGAGTACGATGTCAGATACGAAGCACATCATCCATGTTGTTGTGGAGGATTTCCGAAAGGGCGGACCCATGAGAGACATTATTTTGAGGGACGGACCGTGGTGAGATTCTCTGTCGAAGTAATTGGCTTAGATTCGATTCAGTCAGCGCTAATTCAATTAGCCCGAAAGATTGAAGAGCCTCAACCGATCCTCGAAACAGTTGCGGAGCGTGCGTTCTATCCGATCGTTCAAGAGATCTTTAATAGCGAAGGTCGGGGACAGTGGCCGGAGTTGACTCCCGCATATCGAGAAGAAAAGCTTGAAAAGTTCGGTGACAAGCCAATCATGCAAGCCACTACTGCACTGGTAACTTCGCTGATGAAAAAGAATGCGACGATGAACATTCACACAGCACAAGGGAGAGATTCATTATTGCTCGGTTCATCGGTTCACTATTCGAGATTCGCAAGTAAGAAGCGTCCCGTCTTTATGTTTGACAAAGAGGATTACCAGCGCATGGGTGACGTAGCGAAAGATAAATTGAAAGAAGAAAGTCAGGCGTTAGGCTTTGAAGTCAAATGACATGGCTACCGAGGTTCAACTTTCTATCGATCAAGCCGTTTCGCGACAACATCGTGAGCGAGATCCTCGCGAACCAAGTCGAAGCATTAGCTTGGGCGGCGAGTCAATCAGGTATTACGGGAACCTTGCCGCCGCTCGCGAATGTATTTATTGCCCGTGCTGTTCGGGATGAACATCCGATCTGCAATGTTCTCTTTCCCGGCGGCGATCCGAGGGTGACTGACGGCGGCGACTATGACGAAAACAAAAGTCTCTTAATCGAAGTCGAGACCATAGCCACAGATCAAGAAGCGTTATTTGAATTAACTGAGATATACGTGCTGATGGTTAAGTCAGTACTGACGGAAATGACCGATCAGGATCTAACACGTGGTATCAATATGAACAGCCGAGAAGAAATGCTTCTCACGGTAAAAGGCGAGCGCTATGGCGAGCGTCCGCAATACGACAGTGAAAACACATACGTTCAGGTAGGCAGTGTAATCGCAACGATCTCTTACAGAGAAGTCGAAAGAGGATAGGAGAAAACTAATGGCATTAGGTGACGCAAATCCCCAAAAGTTTCATCGCAAGCACGGAAAACTCTATTACAACATCAAGTCACTGGATTTCGATGAGGACTTGATCGTTGATGAGAATGGCGTGCCTGATGCCACTCAGAATCCCGACGCGGTATTTATCGGAGCCACAGATGCTGGTTACGACTTTACTGCTGAACCCACGATTGTTGAAGAAACTTACGACGAGATCGATGCGCCTTTCGATGTTGGCGTCGACGGGTGGAACGCGCAGATCGCCTTCGACGCGCTTGAAGTTGTCGATATTCAGCGATTCGCCGCATTACAGCCAGGCGTTGAGTACTCCGAAAACACCGTAACTGGAACCACAACGAAAAGGGTCACGGCAGGCGGCTCACGAGTATCGCTTTCGCCTGCTCCCGTTGTTGTGATCTCAAAAGAAAAGAGCGGGGGCTATATCGGCGCAATTCTGCATAAGGGCTATAACAGCACTCCATACAAACTCGTGTTCAAAAAGACAGAACGCGCCAAACAGAACATGGTCATCAAGGGATTGTCCGATGACACGCGGGATGACGGCGATCAGGTTTGGCGTTCATTCGTGATTGAAGCTCTCCTAACGATCACTAACGCCTCACCTCTGCCTGAAGGCGACGACGGCGTGGCCTACTCCGAAACGTTGGCGGCGACCGGTGGCGTGAGTCCTTATACGTGGACGGTGACGACCGGCACGCTACCCGCAGGGCTTACATTGAGTTCGGCGGGCGTGATCTCCGGCACTCCTTCTGTGGATGGCAGTTCTACGTTTACTGTGCAAGCTGAGGACTCAAACGGAGCGACTCAAACAAAATCCTTTACTCTGGTTATTAATCCAGCACCTTAATGAGTAAACAAAAACAAGAGTGGAACGCGGCGGAGTATCTTAAACGCAAGGCCGAACGGCTCGAAAAGGTTGCGCCCAAATGGCATACCAACCCGGAAACAGGGGAGCGATTTTTAATCCGACGCGTGGGCGCGGTGGCTTATGCGGTTGTCGGCTCAATGCCCGATATTTTCTCAAAGGACGCATTAAATGCGTGGGCCGAGCAAGGGGTTGAACTTCCAACAAAAGACGATGACGAAGAGAACGGGTCTGAAGATACCGAACTTGAAAAGAAGATCCGCGAGAGTCGACGTAGCATCGAACTGATGGCCCGCGTGGTCCAGCAAGCCTGCGTGATGCCTAAGTTAGTAAAAGGTGCAAGTGAGCCGGGTGAACTCGATCCTGCGTATCTTGACGATAGTGACATCACATTCATCTTTCGAGTCGGCACAGGACAGGCAGACGGATCACAAGTGGAACTCAAAGGGGGTGAGAGCATGAAGGTGCAAGACCTCAAAAGCGTTTCTCGCGGATCCCGAAAGCGTTCTGGAACTATCGGTCGCGGCTAGGGATTTCTCAGTTCGCCCAAGTCTGTTTTATGGCATCGATGAGAATTGCGATTTGATAGCAACTGCCTTCGACCTTGTTTGTAGTAAGAGACTGAGAATTTACGATTTGGCTGAAAAAGCCATTGAACTAGAATTGATGGCAGCAGCGCTCGGTATGTCGTCATTAACTAAAGCTTTGAGCTAGCAGCAACCACGCCTTATAATCTCCGCTATGGCCAATCGAGTATTTGAAGTACCGCCTTGCCCTTTTAACTTCCGTCAAATCAGTTGCGCTGAGTTTGCCGCATATGGTGGATGGTGGGGCTTATATCTTTTCTCCCGACCCCGCGGATCTCGTCATACCTACTAACAATGACCGATCAAGAATTTCCCGACAGGAATAATGACGGGATACCTGATGCATTCGAAAATCGACCTTCAATAATCGAGATCCTGAACGACGTCGAACAGTCACCTGCGGCTAGTAGCGCGTACAGAGTATCTGTACCTGATGGTGGTCAGTTAGTAGTCGTTGATGTGAATGGTTCCAAGATCATGTTTCGATCTCGATTTGAGGTGCGAGATTTTGTTTTAGAACTCTCGAAGGCCACCGTCTCTGCGTTTGGTGAGGCTCAGATTTTCTGACCCGAAATTCGACAAGCCGTTCTATCTCATCCCCTGTTAACTGATTCTCAGGGCAAATTGGAATTTCGCGGTCGCCCCACCAGTCTTCAAAAACCGCTCTACGCCCATCAGGTGCTTCGACTGAATTTATGTAATCAAACGAATCGCAGTCGTTGAAGATTTCAATTTTCCAATCGCCAAACCAGAACTGAACATCTCCCGCATACACTTCATTCCACGTTGGGCCGACGGGCTTCACGGGTAGCTTACCCGCAATGGCGTCACGAAGCACGCTAACGATCTCACTAACTGGAATCATTCCGACCTTATCAGCAGCAGGTTCTTCTGGCTTCGCTTCGAATAGGGAAGCAATGGGACCGATCAATATCTCTCCGCATTCTGAGCACCGCACCATAATGGGATCAATAAAACGCTCAGAGTAAACGTCAATGGGCTTGTGCTGATGACTTTCCATATCCTGAATTATCGCACTCAAAACTTAAATCTCACAACTCATTTATAGTGGCTTTCCGTGCTTTCTAATTAGATGTGTCTGCCAACGAACTTTCACTAACTTTTCTGCTACGCCTTGATGGCTCCCAAGCCTCAAGCGAACTCCAACGCCTAACCGCTAACATTTCCTCACAACTTGCCGGGCTGAATAAGCCCAACGACGGCGCTGCCGCGTCTGCCGCTACGGCCGTTCAAAAGCAACAGGCCGATACCGCTATCAAGATCCAAAAGGAAACTGACGCTGCCGTAGCATCGCTACAGAAACAACGCTCTGCGGCGCTGATTGCAGAAGCTAAGGCTCAACAAACAGCCGTACAGTCTCTGGATAAGCAGCGGAGTGCGGCCCTGATCGCGGAGGAAAAGTCCCGCTCTAATGCTGTACTTTCTCTTCAGAAACAGCGCTCAAGCGCAATCCTATCTCAGTTAAAGGCCGAAGAAAAAGCCCGCGAGACTGAACAGAAAACCGCCTCCGCAAGTAACCTGAGAGTTGCTTCACAGACAGCGGCCTCTGAACTTCAGGCACTACTTAAATCAGCGACCCAAACGGCGAATGTCAGTTCGATCGCAAGCAAGGGCATTCAGGAACTCGGTGATAAAGTCAATGTGTTTGTGGGCCAACGCATTCCATTGTTTGGTGGAGCGTTTCTCCGTGTCACCGATAACCTTCGAAATTTTAGCGTGGCCTCCGGCAATGTCGAAGCATCCACGCTCAGGTTAGGTAAGGCAATAAATTCCCTTGCCGCAGGGAGTGGAAAGACTGCTGGCGAAATCAAAACATTCCTAACGGGCTTTAAGGATCTCGGAACTCAGGCAGAAAAAGACTCTGCGGCGATAGATTTCTTTGGTGCCGCAGCCGCACAAAAACTACTCCCAGCACTTGGTACGGCGGAAGCTGAAATGTCAGGGCTCACTGCGGCCACGGCTGAAGCTGGTGAGGGTTTGAGTGCGCTGATAGCTGCTGCTGGGCCGGTCGGTCTAATCGTTGCCGGAGTGGCTGTAGGCGTAGGGATTCTTGTTGTCGCAATGGGATTACTTGCCGACGTCGGCATAGACATCGGGGAACGTTTTCTTGAGTTAGCTAAATCAGCCGCCGGATTTCGCGGGGAGATGGTTGATCTTAGCCAGCAGGTAGGCATAAGCGTTGAAACCTTAAGCGCGTTTGAGATTTTCGCTAAGACCACAGGAGGCGATCTTGGAAGTGTCACAGCCTCACTCGGAATCTTCCAGAAAAAGCTCGAAGAGGGCCGCGATCCCACCACGAAGGCTGGGCAAGCATTCTCCGAACTGTCGGTTGACATTACCGACACCGAAGCCGCGCTGCGCCAGACCCTTATCGGTCTTGCGGCCATGCCCGAAGGCTTTCACCAAACCGCTACCGCACTCGAACTCTTTGAGCGGGGCGGTAAATCAATTCTCGCGATCCTTAAAGAGATGCATGGAGATCTCGACGGCGCGATTGACAGGTTCCGGGAGATGGGCCTGATCGTCTCGCGCGAAGATGCCGAGGCTGCGCAGGAGTTCAATGCTCAGCTAGAGATACTGGAATTGAAGTTCCGAGCACTGCTCGGCAAGGATGTTATTCCAGCGGCTACTGATGCAGTGCGGGATTTCTCCAAGTTTATTGATGAAAACCACAACGAGATTCAGGCGCTTAATGACATCCTCGGGTTAGCGGCTGGTGCGATCGGTAGCTTTGCCAAAACGGTGCTCGGAGAATTCCGGCTTATTGAACCCTTCTTGGATGTAGAGATCGATAAGTGGCACAAACTCGCCGATATCATCAAGGCCGTTCTTAATATCCAGCCAGAGATTCCCGCCCTGAAGGTGCCCGATGTAACTCCAGTTCCCTTAGCACCGCCTGAATCGAGTTTAGCGAAGACAAGACAGGAAGCACGAGAGGTGCGCGCTGAGATCGATGAAGCAGTCCGCTTTGCAAATGAACAGGTCGACGCCATTGACCGGCAACTAAAGGCCCGCGAGATCGCGCCAGCAACAGCACTCGAGTCTGTGATTGCTACGGAGAAAGAGAAGACCCGGTTAGTTGTCGAAGGCTTAGAAAAACAACGTGAAGCGCGTGCAAAAGAAGTTGCGGTTGATGAACAAGCGAAGCAAAAGCAATTTGATGACGTTCTGGAGTTCGATAATAAGATCCGAGCCGCTGAAGATGGCTTTAGAAAACTCGAAGCCGACAAACGCGCAGAGTTCCGAGCACAGGAATTAGAACGAGAGCAGGCCCATAGGCGGGCAAAGGCCAGTATCTTCAACCAGGCGATCAGCGATCAGATTGCTTCGATAAATAGATCTGCCGAAGCCGGAAGGACAGCAGCCTTAGTTGCCGCCGATGCTACCGCGGGATTGCTGGAAGTCGAGTTTGCCAAGCGCCGTGAGGTACTCCAGAAAGAACGCGAAGAGGCCGGCAAAGATCCGGCACTCGTACAGAAGATCAACGATCAACTTGATGACCTCCAACGTGAACGTACCGCAGCTTTACAGCAACAGGCAGAGCGCAGGATCGAGATCATTCGAAATGAGGCCGAGCGAAGAGCGGGGCTACAGCAACAAGACCTCGATACCACCATCAGGTTAATTGAGATCACCAGAGAGCGTCTCATTACCTCAAACGAGGCGTTGGCTGCTGCTCGCATTCAAACGGAAGAAGAAGCGGCGAAGAAAATACTCAAGCTGAGACTGGATGCAAATCAGCAGGAAATAGAGTTAGCCTTCACGCGCGCCAACACCATTACCGAAATCAACCGCAAGATCTCAGATGATCTCGTGAAACAGCGAGAGGCGGCCGAGAAACGCTTACAAGAGGCTGGAACTATAGCAGATCCGGTAAAACGCCTCACCGAACAATCCGATGCCGCCAAGGAAATCGCCCGGATTGATGCGTTGCGAGTTGGCGAAGCCCGAAGAGCCAACAAAGAAGAGACTGAGGCGCAGCAGAAGCTCAATAACGATATCAAGATCCTCAAAGCGGAACGTACAACGATTCAGGCCAATGGCGACCGCGACATCCAGGACAAGCGACAAAAGGATCTAGAAAATAATCGACGCTACAACGAAGAGATAAAGCGTCTCGAGGAAGAGATCTCGCGAATTCTCAGGGACACGGAAGAGTTGCGCGTAGAGTCTCTCGTTCGACGCAATTTTGACCGCAGAATAATCATTCAACGTCAAGCCGATCTGGATCGCAGCGATGAGGACGCACGACATAAGCGAGCTCAGGACGCAATTAATCAGGAAAAAGAGGAAAACCGAACCGCCGCTCAGACTGAAGAACAACGGCTCGAGAAAGAACGTCAGATCAATCTTAAAGAAGAAGCGGAAAGAGAACGCCATGCCGCCGCCGATGCTGAAATTGAGGCGCGTCGGAAGGCCGCATTAGAAAGAGAAGATCCCTTAAGCACTCGTTCACTTTTCGGGGATAACTTTAGTGAAAACTTCGAGCGCTTTCGTGCAGAAGCCGAGTTAACCGAAGAGTCTGTTAATAACCTCTCCGTTGCCTTCAGGGCTGCCGCGCAAACAGCAGCAGATTTCTTTAAGGAACAATCAAGAGCGGCAGGAAACTTTTCCACCATAGCCGGTGATGCAATTCGAACCTTCACTGATGGTTTGAATCAAATGATCACTGCTTGGGTGCTGACGGGAGAAACTGGTCCCGCCGCGCTAAGAAAGCTGACCGCTCAGGTACTGGCCCAAGTCGCAGCTCAGGCCGCAGTCAAGGCAATCTTTGAGCTAGCAGAAGGCTTTGCCTTGCTATTCGTTCATCCCGCAGCTTCTGCGTCGCACTTCACCGCTGCGGCCATCTTTGGCTCCATTGCCGGAGTCGCGGCAGCAGTGGGAAGAAAAGCAGCCGGGAATCTGTTTAAGCAGCCGACAGGTCCGAATGGCAGCGGATCATCTTCGAATACAGGGACGGGGCAAATCAGTGCCGCAACGCTCTCACGAAACTCTGGGACGGCGCCCCAACAAACTATCGTGAGGCACGAACATGTCCTGAAGATTGTCAGCAATGACTCGCACATTCTCGAAGTCCTTAGCAAGGGCTATCGCAGAGGCGGATCAATCAGAGAAATTGTTTTAAACGACGGAGGTGTTAGTGGCTGATCTGTATCCAATTCACGCCGCCGGAATTCTTGCCAGCCCCTCGGATGCGCCGGTTCTATCGAACTCTGCGGGCGCACTCAGTAATGGGGCTTATCTTGTGGCCTACGCCTACGTCAACGTTAATGGAAAGACAAAGATTAGTCCGCCAGGTTTAATCGCGATTGATGATGACGAGCAAATCGACGTCACCGCAATCACCCCCCTCCCGACTGGAGCGACATCAGTTGATTGGTTCGTTTCAGAACTACCTAACTCAACCCTCTTAAGGTTCATTGCGAATAATTCAGGTAGCGGATTCTCAATCAATGCTCTTCCCGATCCTGATGCGGCCTTGGTTCCGTCGAGAAACTCAACGGGCGGGACGGGGATCAAGGCGAACAAGTACACAAAACACCCAAAACGACTAGATGAGATAACGCTTGTTTCGGTGTTTGAAGATAAGGGAGCACATTACAACCGATCTGCTCTCGGCGCTCCGCAAAGATATACATTGGAATACAACCGTAAGGATGAAGACGCCACAAGCACGATCGTTGATTTTTACTTAGCGCACGGAATTGATCTGGCCTTTGATTTTCTCGAGCCGCGCGCCGTGCCCTTTGTGCGCGGCGAACCCGGCGAATTGGTTACGGGAGTGCGCTTTGAAGAGCCAGTGGATCCTGATCACACGTTAGTGTGGCGCAACACGTTCGAAGTAAAACTCATAAAGCGCCCTGCCTAAATGCAACTCAACCTCGGCACATATTTAGAGACAGTTCTGGACGCAGAGAATAGCGATCTGTTCGCGGTCTATGAAATCTACGCCAGCGACTACGACTCAGCCTCAGGCTTCGATCCTCGCGCTGCCGAAAGAACTTTTGCTGAGTTTACGTATGTTCTCCCGTTCGGGCCGGTAACTTACAAACGCCAGGTGCTCGAGGGTGTGACAATCGAAAAGACTGTTAAGAAAGAAATCAATTCAGTCTCGATCAACTTCTCTAACGTTGATAATGACGTCGACGGCTTTCGCTACATGGCGCGATATGTCAACGCGAATGTGGTTGAGGGCAAGAAATTAGTTGTTAGAGTTCTGGATTTTTCTGTCGCAGCCGCGATCGGGAATGACGGAGCGATACTTGCTAACTCTATCATTTTGTTTGCCGGCCGATGTGATAAGCCGGACGGATTCAATCGAGAACGTGGAACGATTACGGCTAATCAGGACTGCGGAACAATTGAAGCCCTCATACCTCGCTATCAATTTCAACAACATTGCACGATTAAATTCAAAGGGCCAGAGTGCCTTGGTACTGAATTATTGTCGGAGAAGTCTGCCGAGTTTCAGGCGGGAACAGTCTGCAATAAGACGGAAGAGAAATGCATTTTCTACAGTAATCGCAAATTCTTCCAAGGGATTCGCATTGTTCAGATCGAAAGTTCATTTATCAACAAATCGCATGAAGGCTTTCTGCAAAAGTTATTAAGATATGGCGGTTTCGGACTAGTGGGCAGCCTATTAGTTGGCAAAAGAAGATCCACTACAGTTAATGACTCAACACATGACGGTACGCCTTACGGCAACGCGATCCCGACGATTCTGGGCCGATGGTCCAAACGCTTAATACCACTTGAGTTTCGAGACATCGGCACGTCAATAAACTTCAAGATGGCAGCGTGCCGCGGGAAGATCCATGACTTCATAAACGTGAGGAATGAATCTCTAGGGTTCACTCAGCCGATAGGGGTTACAAAACATTTGGGCGAGTATGGTGGGGATGGATCGCAAACTGCCGACACTGTTTTCCCCGATCATTCGTTCCACTCAAGGCTTGCCTACATAACGGGATATTGCAATGGCAGCGATATTGAGACGGAAGATCCCGCACCGGAAATCTCTTCTGTAGTCGCAGGGATTGTGCCGGATCAAATGTACTTCGACGTCGATCCTGACGGCACAGGGAAACTGTCTAGCGGCACGGGCGGGGTAACCGCTCCAGGAACAAGCTTCAGCGCGCCCGGACAAAAATACAATTCATATGATGAAGCCATCACCCCTACTAATCCCGAAGCCTATTGGAAACTGGATGGCACAAGTATCCCGCCCTCATATCCCAATACGCTGTGTGTGGATTCTGCCGACAGCCACGATGGATCTCTAATACCCCTATCGCTGGGAAGCAATCTAGTTGTGGGCATTCCGGGATTCCTGGAAACCGAATCTCCGGGAAATGGAATGTCGGGGGCAATAGGACAAGTTCCATCGTCTGGAAATACCTTGGGAAGCTTAAGACCATCAAGCACAAAATTCTCATTCTCCTGTCGAGCCAAACACACAGCCTCAGGCTGCGAGATGATGATTGCGCACGGCTTTGATGTCCCTAATACATATATTGCGTTTGGCTCGCGATCCTCAGGATTATTTTCAGATAACGTTGTCTTCGCATTGGAGCTCGAGGGGGCTCTGAGTTTTGCTGTTATATCCAAGACGGTCCCAGTCAATACCGTGGTATCGGTTGCGTGTGTTCGTGATGGTGCCTTTATGGGCATCTGGATCAATGGATGTCTGAGCGCCTCACGATCAGATTTACCTGCTGATGCAGTTTGCGATCCTCAGGATGCACCGTGGCGGCTTGGCTTCATTCCAAACATTATTTTTGGCCCCGTGTTCGCCAGCTCAGGAATGGCTCGAGTTGCCCTTTATCCCAACGCGAGTTTGACGGAGGCTCAGATTCAGTCAATCCACGCCTCAGCGGTAACAAGTCCAATAGGATGCCCGGGTGAAGACTGGACCGACAACCCGGTCGATCATGTTCGTTACTTACTCACCGAACCCTCTGCTCTCAATATCCCCGAGAACATGGTCGACGACTACGAGAGCGCATTCTCTGCCGCCTACAACTGTCGGGTAGTTAAAGACGAAACAAACGCGGAGAGGGCATTACTACCAAATACCGAAGTCTCAAGAGCTGGGGTTGATTTTCAACGGTATACATCCACGAGCCTACTTGGGCCTCAGTCGTTTGAGGCGACCCGAACTCAGATTCCCGCCGGAGTTCCCGCAAGAGCACTGATTAACGTCGGCTTGGGTGGTAACAGGATCGGAGAATATGAGTTCTATGATCCGGCTGCGCCGCCGACGTCCGCAGATCTTCTTGTGGCTTATCGAAAAGGCGCTACGTGTAACACCGAACTCACTCAGGCGAAGAAGGTCATCGATGTTATCAACGATCAGATCTTCCCCACTTTTGGAGGCTTTTTCCGATGGAATGCTAAGGGACAGATCATTATTGATGGTGAACGCCCCGCAGACTGGACAAAACTGAGAGTTGCAAGTGAAGGCGGCACCACTGAGTTGATCGTTAACGATGTGCTGCCGTGGAAAACCACAAAGGGTTCGCCTTACCTACTGCATGGCAAGCTTCATATCGCGATTAAACCGAACTGGATCTATAGAGATCAGACAGCGCGCTTAGGTGCCACGGGATTTACCGCGGACGATGTTGGTAAATACGCACGTCAGGTTCAAGGGAATAGTCTCTGGCAACTCACCGCAACTACTCCCACATGGGTTGAGGTTCAGGACAACTCAGAAGTCAGGCCAGTTAGTGAAGTTGTTTATTCAGACCTCGGGGACGAGATTACGCTGGCTGCATCTGCGTCAGGTGGGCCTACGGCTGTAGCTTCTGATGCAACCCTCACCGGAGGCTCTGAGACGGTTCAATCGTCAGCCACGGTCACTATTACAGGCTCGTTAGCAGATGGTTCAAGCATAACCGTTACGATAGATGGAATTGATTGCGTTCTGGATCTGGTCAATGGTGAAACCTCATCAATCATTGGTCATCGCATGGCGTGCGTGATCAACGCCGATCCGGTACTCAGGGAATACATCGAAGCCCATGCCGCAGATAATGTCGTTACGGTCTATTCAAAGATTGGAGTTCTTAAACTTGCATCCGAGCTCGAAGAAGAGCACGAGGCTGGAATTGAATTAACTCGAGTCTTAGGTTCGTTTGCCGGCCGTGCTCTGACTTATGCCGATACCACAAGATCAAACATTCTAGATGGAACATTTGAATGGCCGGAAGCCTCACGTCAGCCGGTAATCAATCAGATCAAAGCCACTCACAAAGAGGCCATACAAGACTTTGGCGACTTCCCGATAGTTGTTAATGATGATCAGCATCAAGAAGACTACGTAAAGGTCAATCCTTACGAGCCCGATCATTCCGCGATCGATAACTACAACCAGGATGCGAGACGGTGTAATGCTCTCTTAAATAAGTTTCGAGCGGGCGATAGGTTCTATAAGTTTGGCGCAACCGGGAGAGCCTTAGCACTAGATCAGGGCGATGTCGTTTGCGCTTCGGATGACTCTGGAAACTATCGAAACGTCTTGATGAGGATTGAAGACATTTCGATCCGAAACCCGGTCGAAGTCTTCTTTGTTAATCGACTCTACTCACGCGATCAGTTTAGCGATTTAGTTCCGGATCCTACAGACGTACCGTTAGAGTCAGGATTACCAAACTTCCAACAACCACCACCGAATATCGCATTCGATACCGTAACATTTCCTCCGGATGGTCTAACACAATCCACAGATGGATCAGCAGAAATAACCTCTATCCGTGGTGGTCTGATTTTCGGCGCATCTGTGTACGCCCAATATGCGAAAGTTAGATTGATTCTTCGTGGTGGAGTTGTAGTGGATGAATCTATTAACTCAAGACTTCCACCTAATGAAGATAATAAAGGTGTGTTTGAATTCTTAGCTTCTACAGATGGGCTATATACGGTCGAAGCAGTTGCTTGTAATCAATGGGGCTGCTCGACCGCAATAACAGCCTCAATCTTAGTTGGCTTTGGCACCGTTGAGGGAATCGCAACCGAGGCGGGAGAACTCTTACTCCAAGAAGACGGAGACTTTATTTTGAAGGAGTCATAAATGGCTAATCTAAAAATTTCACAATTAACCGAAGACACCGCGCCGACTCATGATGACTTAATCGTCACCGTCAACGATCCGGCGGGAACACCGGCAACTAAAAAGTCAAGACTTTCAAGTGTGTTCTTTGCGCTTCAAACGTGGGTATTCGGTTCGGATGCAGGCTCGACTGATACCTACATGGTGACGCTTTCTCCGGCTCCCGCTGCCTATGTTACGGGCCAACACTATCGCTTCAAAGCCAACACGGCGAATACAGGCGCATGTACGGTCAACTTTAATTCTCTTGGCGCAAAGACAATTAAGAAAGCCGCCGGGGGAATTACTACCGATCTCGATACAAACGATATTCGGGCGGGCCAATGGGTGGATCTGGTTTATGACGGAACGAATATGCAGATGCAAAGTCTGCTAGGCAATTCTCCGTCTGGTGGAACAGGTGGCATTGGCGACGTAGTAGGTCCCGGCTCAGCAACAGATAACGCGATCGCGCGCTTCGATTCAACAACCGGGAAGTTAATTCAAAACTCCGTTGTCATCGTTAGTGATGCGGGGGCAATCACAGTTCCCGAAATCTCAGCACCAAGTACGCCAGCAAGCGGCACGGTTCATATCTACGCCAAGTCAGACAAGCATCTTTACATTAAAGACTCGACAGGAACAGAAACAGATCTTACCTCTGCGGGTGGGGGTTCAATCGCGCCCTTAGTTATTGAAGACGCAAATACCGTTGCGCAGAGAAATGGAGCGAACGCGCAACTATTGAACATCTATCGGACTTTTGCGGACGCATCAAATTACGAGAGGCTAAAGATAGGGCCGGTGGGTTCCGATTTTGTAATCCAGTCAGAGGCAGCGGGAACAGGGTCACAACGACAACTGCAACTCAGATATGGCGCATCGCGGATCCTGGCGTTCGATGGGGGCTCACTTTATCCAGACTCTAACAATGTCATTGCACTAGGTACAGGTTCAGTAAGATTTTCGATCCTCCGAGCGGTAGATGTAATGGTCCAGACGTCTTTCCAGTTTGAGGGGCAAGCAGAACTGAGAGACGCAGGAAACACAAATGGTGGCGTTACCCGATTTTGTAAGAACGGAGGCAATCCCGGAACATGGGCCGCTGGCGTTCAGGCTGAGAGTTTGGGCAGCAGCAACTTAAACAACTATACCTATACGTCAAATGCGCACATGCAGCGTTGGAGTTCAGGGGCGGCAATAGACGTGACCGGAATGGTTCGGGGCCAAGTGGACGGGCAAACTCATTTTATCGTTAATGTGGGGAGTAACAATATTACCCTCAAACATGAGAGCGCAAGCAGCACGGCAGGAAATCGGTTTTTGAATTCTACCGGAGCAGATATTGTGCTCGCCGCGAATGAGGCTATCTTTGTCATTTATGATTCCACCACGGCTAGGTGGCGCGGATACAAGGCCTGATAAAAGTCGCGCTCGTGTTCTCTGTCGATGTATTAAGTGGTTAAGGGGTTAAGGGGAAAAGACCACGGCCCTTGTACACTGGAGGCACTACAATCTTTGAGCCGCTTGTTGAGTTGGGTTCAGTCATAGACCTGTCCATTTCGCGGTAAACGATGATGCCGAAAATTAAGAGAATGGCAATACCGATCACCAATGTAGGGATTTCAGATTTTGGGATTTTAGGCTTCACAAAAATTAGCTGATCTGCGTCGCTGGCTCCGTGCAGTTGCTTCAATTCACTTCACCACGGACAGCGATAAGTCACTTCCGCCGTATCGATGCGTCCACCCGCTGTCTTATCGTCCACAATTTTCCCATTCACAATAATCGCGGCGGTGACTGAAGCGGAAACGCCGCCCGTGTTACGTGCGCTCAACAGAAGCAGCCGCCCGCCTTCCGCTTCAAAACTCTGAGTCCAGGGCAAGTCAACGTTGTCGCTTACGGTAGCGTCACGTGAATCCGTGAACAGAACATGCGCCGTGTTGGTTCCCTGTCCATCAACTCGGTAAGTAACTTTGTAAGCTGTCTGAGATGGATTTCGATTCTCGCCGCAGCAGAAGAAAGCCAACGTAAGCCAAAGGCCAATAACCATCAGGAGGGAGGAAATGGATGATGTCATGATTTTAAAGTCTCGGGATACTAGGCATGGAAGTCCCGCTATCCATAAACAGCACCCCAAATATGAGTCCGATGAGGATGCCGACCACCATCATTACAGCACCTAAAACCAATGATCCAAACGGAGCATCTTTGTTGGAATAGGCAATCTGAAAGATCTCAATCCCCTTAAACGCGAGGTAGATGGAGAGTAAAATTCCAAGCAGAGGAATCATGGTGCCGCAGAGTCTATCCCTGCTTCTTATCGCCCGTCAAATGCTTACGTACAGTTCTGGCAATAGCTTCTGTTAAAGGTTTATGAGGTTTAAGAGATCCAAATCTTTTAATTTGGTAGAGATCAGCTCTTTTGGATAGTTGAGATTTCATTAGTTCCCCTTCTGTTTTAGATCTTCAAGCGCAATTGTGATTACCTCTACTAACGGAACTATTCCAAGTGAGTCAGATTTATCGTAAGGCTTTAGCAGGGCACGGCAGTTACTTTCCGTTTCACAGGCATCGGTCAGAAGTTCTGTGAGTCGTGCTACCTCTGCGTTGAGCCGCTCAATCCACCTCCCCTGCGCTGCCATTGAAGCAAGCATTTGTTTTTCGCGTTCCCGCCGCCACGCAACTTCTTCTGTGAATGACATATCACCATGTGGCCTCAACTCTCCAGCCGGTATTGCTGCCCCAGTGGGCACGGCTTTCATAGTAACGCCGAATTCAGCTAATGCCTCGGGTTTATAGTTCCCGCAATATCCACACTTGAGAGTCATTTCCGCGCCTCCGCTAACAGCCGATGGATAGCTCCGGTCTTAAAGTGGTATGCCGTAATAAACCCGTCAGAGTCTTCCTCTGTTTGTGCCACTAGAACCGTATCCTCAACCTGTTGCCTAAGAGATCTAAGATCAGTAATCGCACCTGCTGCCTCAGTGAGAGGGAAATGGTGCGAGATAATTGCAACTACCGCATCTTCAAGTACTGTTTTCCCGGTGGCCGTCACGTTCACGGAATTCCATTCAGGCGACGTCGGGTGCGGTCGAGCGGTTTCCAGATACCTGAAAATTTCCCGTGCGGCCAATCGCGCCGCTTCCACTGCGGCGCTGTTAGTAGCGGTGCTCAGCTTGGTGTAATGGGCTTCAATACGATCATTTATTCGCTCACACTTGGCGCACGTTCCATCGGGTCGCAACTCTGATCCGTCACATTCCAGTTGAGTGCCGTTCATTGGATACTGAGGCAAGTGAATGTAATTCGCCGCAGCCTCGGCTGGTACTGAAGCGGGCACGGATGTTTTGCTTGCTTCTTCCTCTGCTAACCATTGAGGCGTTGCGGTGCGATCAAAGCTCGGGTTGTCCGTGTCACAATAAGCAAGTCCGCGCACGTGATACCAGTAATCCCCAATGCCGGGCGCAAACGCTTCTACGATAGGCGCTCCACAGTTCGCGCAATCCCCGGCGGGCTTACAATTCTCAGCCTTAACTTGCTCAACAACCTCAGGTGGCGCAGGGAAGACGCACTTGCAGCCGCAGTATCTAACCGGACGCTTGCCGAATGCTGATACTTCATGCTGGCAATAACCACGCCACGGGTTGAGTTTGACGTGCCCACACTCGCTACAGATTTCCGGCATTGATTTACCCTTCTGGAAAGTTTAGATAAGCGAACTCGCCGAATAGCTCTTTTGCTTTAGCGTCGTATGCGCGTGCGGCCTGCTCTGGCGTATCGAACCGTCCTAAGTAAACGCGCCGCGTGTTGATGTAGATCTGCGCGATAACGCGACCCTTTTGTCTCCATGAAACGCCCTTATAGCCGCTCTTGTTGCCTTTGTATGGGCCGCAATTCATTTGGTTCAGACTCCGCGTGGCAACGCGCAGATTTTCTCGTTGGTTATCCAGTCCGTTGCGATTCTTGTGGTCGATTTCTATTCCCTTAGTCGGAAGATGGCTCAGTAAGAATCGATGCATTGAAATTGACTTGCGACCACCTAGCAACTCACGCTCAGAGGCGTGAACCGTGCGATGCGCGTACCATGTAGATCGCTTTTTATACGCCGTCCACTTGAACCGAGACAAAGTCTCAAAATCCCCATCGTCAACAAGGGCGATTTTGTTATTAGTTAGTAGAATTTCTCTCATGGTCCATTATCACAATCGGATCTTCGGTTGTGTTCTTTATTTCCGACTCAGCACACCGCTCGCCGCCTGTGGTGCCATGTAGTCGCATGTTCACCAAGTTGCCTACCTGCTCGCCTTGCTTCTCGCTATCAACGATTGGCCTAACTGTCAGTCGCGCCTTCTCCAGCGTGGCCTTGATTCGTAGTGCGTAAAGCTCTCGCAACAACGGGCAATGGCTATGCTCGCAGTCACAGACACACGGCTCAGCGTAGGATGCCAGTAGGCTGTTAAGACCATCGGCAATCGTGTTTAGTTCGCTCATTTGACCTACTCCTGACACCATCTAATCAACCGTTTCGTGCGAGCGTAATACTGTTCGCGTGGCCCGGTATACTCCCCGGATTCGCGCTCCGCTTCGAGTAGACCGAGCAGATGGTTAATCTCTGGCCGCGTTAATTTACGCGCGTTCTCTACTCCCCTGCCTTCAATACAGGAGAGAAGGTCTTTGATGTAACCTAGCAACCGCGAACACGTCAGACACTCGACGTTATTCCAAAGCGGTTCGCAGCCTTGTTTGATTTCCTCTAATGTGAATGTCGTCTCACTGCTCATTTCAATTCGCCTCCCAACACTAAAAACATCGACACCCTTCCTTCGTGGTAATTCTGAACGCGGCCTGTGGCTTTGGACCAACCGCCACGATGAATAAAACCAAGATAATCAGTAGTAGCCCTATCAGCAGAGGCAGGGACTGTCCTGGATCAGGTCTCATTGTGATTTGCCTTTCACTTCGCGCTCGTATTTACGGATAAACCGTCTCAACTTTTTAGACGCGCTCTCTGTATGTTTTAACGAGCCACGTGCAATCGCCAGAACGCGCTCCAATGGGAGATCGTCAAGCGCATCCGAGATATGAGCAAACCCAAGATCTTGCTCCACTAGCCTAAACAACTCACCACCCGGCGTTCGTTCCTCAGGCATTGTCACCCTCCCCCTTCACTCGTGGCTGCGCGGGACTTGGACCAGGTGCGGACAGCTTTCTTTAAATCGTCATAAGCCTTCCCTACCGTCGCAATAGAGCGCTCGCTGGTCACGACTGCAGCAATCTCGTTGACGCGGAACAATTCCAGAGCAGCCTTAGCCATTACCTCGTCGGTATCAGTTAGTAGGGCAGTTTTAACTCTCTCTTGACCTATCCCTGTTTCCCGCAGGCACCAGTAGCACAAACCTGAAAAGAAGCATTCAAGTTCGTGGTTGCTGACAACTGTCCACTGACGCGAGCAACGAACACAGGTAAACACGTGATTCTCGGTCGCGCTCACTGCTTCTACTGTAGCGCGTGGAAGATCGGCGCGGGATTGCCATTTCGCTATCGCTTCCTCGCGCGTCAGTGCACTGTGTCCGACTCCGCATCCTGTCGGGGGTGCAGAGGGACTCAAGTGAATCTCGCAGCCAACCCACCAGTACGTTCCCTGTGTCGCGTTGACTTCTTTGACAACTGGCGGTAGATGTTCCGGCGGTGGTCCAAATGGGCACGGCTTCAGCTCCGGCCCCTCCTGCTGCTGGGGTTGCGGGTCTGATGAAGTTGTCATAGTTGCGGTTCCTCCCCAACGGCGTGCGTCCAATGCGTTTCAGCGATGCGTTTCCCTTCTGCGACTGAGGCGCAACGTCTTCTAGGTGGTCCGCTGAGACTGTCAGGGTAGAATCCCGGCAAACCGCCCGCATCAAACGAATTTGGTAGAACTACAAAACACTGTCCGGCCACAGATGAGTAAACCTTGTATGCAACGAACGGGGTGCGCGCCTCCCACGTCTCAGAAATAACGGTTTTCCGGTTAGCTATGACACGTCTCTTCGAGGTTTGTATCCATTTCAAAGTTCTGATGTTCATCCTGCTCCTTTACATCGCTCGCCCGTCCAGTCGTGCAAGCGGTTCAACCATCTTGGCTCTGACCACGGCCACGCCATTAGCGGGTGGATCAACGCGTTATGAATAAATTTCCAGAAATAAAAACTCATTAATCTTTATTGCAAGTCGCTCTCAGCCACTCTCAACAATTCCTGTAGTTGTTCGGCGGTCAATTGCTTACTTGTCATCGTAAACTCCCAGTGATTCAGCGCACGCGTACCATCCTTCGCGGGCAGCGTGCTTAACAGACCAATGCTTATCGCTGTGCTTGGCCCACCACTGCTCAAAGAGTTCGGGCGCTTTGGCCTTGTCATTCCATTCGCGATTTGGTCCCTTTGCAACTTCAGCGAGCGGGACAGGCCGCAGACTATCCAGATCAACGGAATGCTCGCCGTACTCACGTTCGTACCGCTCCGGCTGCTGGCGACGCATCGCAAGCTGATTGCCCCTTACGCAAGACATCTTGTGACCCTTGCTCAACCCACATTCGGGGCATTTTTGCTCCTGTAGTTCCGGTTCATTTAGCATCGGCTACTCCGTCTCTGATTGCGGCGGCGATTCCATTCGCTGTTTGAGTGCTGTTCCACGACTTGGCGACGCGGTTATCTAGCCAGCATTCGGCAATCTTCGCCGCTCGTTCATCCCGGTCGCGGAGCGCTTCATCAATAGCGCTGGCCATTCTCGCAGGAAAGACGCGACCGGTGATGTCGGTACACTCTGCAATGATCCGTTCTGAGATCTCTCTGGTCTCTTTACTCATGGTCTAACCTCAACTTGATGGCGCGTATTCAACGATGTGAACGTAGGCTGCGTTGACCTTGCAGGCGAGCGTTTGCCCGCGCCAGACGTTGAACCACGGCACATATGCCATTTGTCCGGTTACGTCGATAGGCTCAATCGCAGTCACTCCGTCCTTGCCAACTTGATAACCGGTCTCGCCCAATGCCAAACCCCAAACGGAACGCGATTCTTTGGTTAGGTCATCGTTATTCATTAGGTCTCCTTTACGGTTAACCGTTTCATTAACTCTCTAGGGCGTTGGCACGCCCCCAGATCTCAGTTCCCATGCCGTCTCATGCCAAAGCACGATTGTTTTTTGTCCATCGCGCCGAATGCGGATCTCGTTCGGGTGCCGTGCCTCACCTACGACCACGCCAGTAAATGAGCGGGCACCAGGGTTTGCTTTTCGGGTCTCCGGTGTCATCTGAACCTTGTCGCCGTCTTTGAACTTGGCCATTCCTCTACTCCTTCCCACTGCTTAGGGCGGCGCGAGCGCGTTCTAATCGATCTATCTCTGCTGCGATCAGCGCGCCAGCCTTTGCGAGTACGCGGATACGCGCTTCGGCTTTTGCGACTTCGCCTGCATCGACCGCGAACAGCTCGGGCTTCCATTCCCACAGTTTCCACGGCCATGCCTTCTTAATCTCGATCGGACGCATCGGAGGCCACGCGTAACACGCAGCGGCTTGTGCAAGTGATTGATCCGTATGGTGATCATCATGCTCTGGTGTCCAGCCCTCAACCGCCAACTGTCGCGCCCGTTCCTTAGCGATGAGCCCAACACCACCGGCGCGCGTATTCCACTTCTCAATTACTTCGGCCTCCGAATCCCCGAAAATATACGTGTCGCAAAAGAAACACCGGACATACGGCCCGTCGTTACTTCCGCTGCCGATAACGACTTCATCGCCACCATCAAACGGACACGGCTCCAAACGGAGATCGCGGGTTGCTGTTGCCTTGTCTTTGGTCATTGGGGTAACTCGCATTTGAATATCAATCCGCAGTTAGGGCACTCGTACTTTGCGCAGCAATCGCAAAGATGGTTATCAATCTCACGGGCGTCAGGATGCGCCGACCGCTCGGCCTTCTCCCTTGACCACGGATTCTCTCTAGTGCAAACAAACCTGTCGTCCACCACTTCTTCAGCCACAACTAAATCTCAACTTTCTTAATTGCCAGCTCCACAAGCTCGGCCTCAAGACGCGCTTCTTCTGCAATGCCGCCTCTTAAAGTTGCGCGGTTCTGTCTGATTGTTTCCCGCATTGCTGCGTTCCTGCGCCGCACTTCATCAAGCTGGGCCAGCAGCAACTCCTGTGGATCGGTAACGTCTCGGATCTTCATCTACTCTGTTTTCCTTTCGGGTATCACTAAGCCGCTTTCTTAACTTCTGGAATAATTAACCCGCCAGCAAGGTCAATCGCGTGTAGCACAAACAATTCCATCTGCTCATGGGTACATTGCAGATCTAAAAAGTTGTGTATGTAGCGGCAAGCGATCGCGCACGTGTAAATGTCATTGCCTTTCATGTTGCGGCGCTTCTTGGAATGCGCCGGATCGAGCGGCCCCCAACACTCATGCGGTATGAATCCAAACTCACAACCTGTTCGCCCGCGCTTCTTGAGTTCGGGTTTGAGAAAGCGCCATACCTTGCGCCAGTCTTTAGTTCGCCTGCCGATCTTCTTCAAAGTCGGACGCAGAGATCTCTTTATCCCGCTTCTCTTCAAACGAGAAGGCTTTACTCGAAATGAACTGTTCCAGCGGTAACTCATTAGACTCCGATCATCGCCTCACGCTCGCGATCGCGCGCCAGTTCAATCGTGGCCTGTTCATCGAAGTGATAGCCTGCTTTTGACAGACCGTCTGAGTGTTCATCACAGGCCGGTACCGCAACGCTTGCGGGTGTGAAGGGTTCGCGATAAACCATTGTCGCTTCTTTTCGGCATGGTCCGCCTTCGCTTACTTGACATCTGAAATCGCCATCATAGTTTTCCAATCTACTTCCCCTTTCTTCTCTACAAATAACCTTCGTCTTCGTCGTAATCGTCGTCTTGCGGATCGTCTTCAGCGCCGCAGCGTTGCGTACAAGCAAGGCAGAGCTGACCGGGATGCGAAACGTATTCAGGGCATCCAATGGTGTCGCATTCATACATTGCTGGCACTCCAAAGACTTTCTCTGCCGTAACGCTTACGCCCGGCCAACCCCTGAGACTCGAGCCACGCAAGGCGGTTGTTCATCGCGGTCGGATTACAGTTCGCCAACTTTGCAAGTTCGACGCCGTTGAGCGCCGCAGGAAGACCGCGTAGAAGGCTCAACGTCTCCGCATGAACGCCGGTCAGCTCGACGTAGCCTTCACCATCACAATGTGAGCAAGGAATGAAATCAGCCATTACGCTGCATCCTCCATCTGAGCCTCACGCTCGCTTTGAAGTTCTGATAATGATTTCAATTGTGGATGTTCGAGCTCGAATTTCACTCGTGCATGACATACGCAGTTACACCAGCCAAAATCACAACGATCATGGTCGCCATAGAAACATTCATCACTTGGCGGCGCGTTGCGATCGTGAATCAACTGAGCACTTTCGTAATCACAATGTTTGAGACACCAGAACCATGCGCCGCGCCAGCGTTCATCAGGAGAACGTTCAATGCCGTTGAAGTGAAGTGATGGATCAGTGTTGGCGTAACGATCTAATCCCTGCTTTTCGATGTAGTTGCGTTCGCTCATTTGGATTTACTCCCGTGTTACACTCGCGCCTGCATGAAGAAATGTCAGCAGGTTGTGAAGGCGAAGTTGGTTGTGACGCCTAACATCGCCGGAGAGTTGAAGGCGACCATGCTTGAGTTCGCTAAAGCCTGCAATTTGATTTCTCAAGTGGCGCACGAAAAGAAGCAGCACCGTCGCTACGATTTGCACCTCTCTTGAAGACTTTTCTATTTTTGAATTCATGATTCCGATTCCTTCGCCAAGCGTAGCTGCTCGCCAAGGGCCTTTAAGAGTTCTTCCTGTAGCTCGCCGCGGAATTCAGACAACTCGTCCCGCTCATCGCGTAGCCGCTTTATCTCGCGGTTAAGCTCGCGGATTCGGGATGCCGTTTCTTCGATCTCTGCCTGAATCTCATCAACGCTACGCACTTCTTTTTCTATTTCTTTAGTCACCATTACTGTTTGAACCTTTCCTAAACCTGATTTCTGGCCGTGCATCATTGCATTGCTGCGATCCGCGCCATTCGTTCGGGCGATCCAGTGCCTTCGTGATTCCACCAGTGCCGGGAACCTTCTACGGTGAACACGATCACGAAGCATTTCGAGCAAGTAAAGACTTCCCAATAAACGTCAGACGAGTAGGACGTGTTCGGATCGATCAATAATCCATCGCATTCGGGCACCGGCGCGTAGTCGCGTAGACCATCCCAATTCTCGCCGCGCGGACTTGTCATCGCTTCTTTGTGCGTCATGGTTGAAGTCTCTTTCAGTAGCTCGGATTGCCCTGTATCCACTGCCGCGTGTCTTCGACTTGCTCGAAGTGATCGGCGCTTCGCCGAAGGTCGCGGATCTGCTCCAGCAATGCCTGGCAAATATCGAGCACGCGATCTCCGTCACCCAGCTGCGCAGTCGCGATCATGTCGTGAATTTCATCTAAGGATTTCATTTCGTCCCTTTCCTATTTGCTTCGCATACCAACTAAGAAGATTTAGTTTCAGACGTCGGCGCTACCTCTTATTTCCCGCCGCCTTCTTGCGGCAGAATGGGCAGTATGTACAAAGCATCACGGGCGGTAATTTATGCTTCTTTCCGCGCGGCGGTTCACCTACCCACGCGGTTGCGACACTAAGCAGTGTGTCCAGTTGCATCTTTTCATCGAAGACTAAACTCGGCGCAATCTGATAGTTATGCCCGGCGTCTTTCAGCTTCTTGTTGATCCGTTCTATGCAGTTGCAGTTCATTTAGCGCTCCCGTTCTCCATCCTTGAATTCAAATCAATCAAGTACCTTGCCTGTTTCGATAATGCTTGGACGACCGCCGCGCTTTCCGTTGCGTACCAGTGACACCACGGACTTGCTGACGCCAAAGATTTGGCCTATTTCCACGCCATTTAAATCTCCTTTGTTTAATAAGTCGCGGATCTGTTGGACTTGAGCGTCTGTTAACTTAGAGCGGCCGTGGCTCTCCCCTGCGGCCTTTCTGTCTCGTCCTTTGGCGGACATGTCAGCAACGTTATCCGCCTGCGTTCCGAGAAATAAATGGTCGATCCGAACACAAGCCGGGTTGTCACATTTATGCAGGATGCGTTGTTCGCTTGCGATTGCGGCATTGGATAATTCCCATCGAAACCTGTGGGCGAGAATTAACTTCTGGCCCACTGAAAAGACGCCGTAGCCAGCGGGATTTCGATGTCCCTCCCACTCCCAGCACGCGTTCGTCCTGCGCACCTTGCTCCAAAATCTCTGCTCGGTAAATTGTTCGCCTCTTAGTCGCGCCATTTATTCCAAAACCTTTCCGCTGGCAATAATGTGATCGAGGTAGGCGACCGCAACTGCCGCGATTGCCCTGTTTCCGTCGAACGCGTCAGAGTCCAGAGCGTTGACGTATTGCCCGGCGAACGGCGCGGGCCAGTTCTCATCAGGATCGCCGGTAAACAAGATGGCCCGCTCAGTCTGAATACCGCCCGCGTATTCATTCCAGAAGCTAGCTCCGCTCAATCCAAGTGCGTCGGCGGCGCGGTCCAGATCAACAAACCCTCGCATGCGTCTATCGCGTTCCGCCTTATTCGGTGCTGACAAAATGTCGGCCCAGCCGCCAATACACGCGACGGTGCCGCATGGCGAGCGCTGGTCGTTGTAGGCTTCGTTGCCCTGATCGTAAGCCTCTGGCGTCGTTGCGATCTTCTCGCGAACCTTCTTCAGCAACTCGATATTCAATCTGCTCATTTCTGCAACTCCATCTGTGAATTCAAATCAAAAGCCTTCTGTAACTTTGGATAAACATTCTCTTTTAGATAAAAGAGAGCTATTAGAAGTAGAAGAATTACTACTAAGTGGTTGATTAACCTTTGGTGAGTTTCGGTGGTCATGCTGTTACCGCTTCTTGGATCTCTTTCGCCTCCGGCGCTCCGTCTTTTAGTCCACGCTCTGCGGTGTGGCGAATAATTTCCATGTCATTTCTGTCGGGCTTGGTAACTTGCGCATACTTGACGATCTGAGTTAGCGCCTTAACCATTGCGGATGCCCGCACGTCGATCTGCGCGTTGCGCAGCACGTCAAGACCGTCCCACGCGTCAGCGTTCCGCGTACAACTACCCGCCAATGCCGTGATCAGGCGGTCCCATTCTTTACGGCGCAGCACGAAACGAATCACGTCGTCGTCTTCTGTTGTTGAATTCCACACCGTTGTTTCTTCTGGCTTCATCGCGTCCCCTTCCCGCAATTTGTGCAGCGTCCTGCTTCTGTATCAGCACTCGTCTTAGCGACGCCGCATGATTTACAAAACCACTTCCACTCTTTGAATCTCTGATACTCAGGATTAAATTTCTGCTTCTTTGGCCGTGTAACTGTCGTGAGATTTAGCATTGGGTTGTCCCTTGTTGACTTCGTGGGCTGCGTTAACAGAGCGGGCGCCCCCCGCAGTCAGCCCTGCGCATCTAGCCGCCGATTTCTTGTTCGTGTTCGGCTTCAGTGATACCACGGCGCTGCAAATGGTTGCGATATTGAGCCTCGGCTTGCTGCTGCTCGCGGTTGTCGTCGTGATCGACAGTCGTCCCTGTGACCGAATGAGCCCCGACGTATCGGTTCAGCGCCTCGAAAACCTTCGGCTCAAGCACGATCGTATTTGACGGGCCGAAGCCGTTCTCAGTGGTAAGCACAACACGGTCGCCCTCAAGCGCCGCATACACGCTATCGCCTAAGTAAACCTTCTTTACCGTGTTAGCCATCGTTGCCTCCTACGACTTTCAAAACCTCGCCACCTGTTCAACCTTCACGATGATCTCCGGGTGCGCCGCTATAAACGTCTTCAAGGCGCGGAGCTGATGCGGAAGACTTTCAGCCATAGCTATCGCGGCATCGATCGTCTGTTCGAACATGGCGAAGTTGGAGTCTTTCGCGTATTGAACGGCTGTTCCCGCAAACCTCTCCGCGTCAGTCGCGGCGTGATCGGCGTCTTGCACTAAGTCTCGAAGTTGATCTGTGTGGTCCATCTTTAACCTCTTAAGATCTCGTCAATGTTTTGCCGCTCCACCTCGAACCGCTTCGCGCCCAAGCGGCGCAACTCAGCCTCGGCGTATGCCTTGATTGCCAGCGGCTCGCCCCGCATTGCCCGCTCTCGCAGCGGCGCGTTGAGCCTCTTGTCAACGTCGTCCATGTGTAACCAGTGCGGGCCTTCGTGTATGACACAATCGCAATCCCTCTCCAGCGGTATAATTTCCCCGCTGCTCAGCCTCGCTCTTATCAATTCCCCGCTCCGTGATTCACGCCGCCACAAGAACACTCGCAATCGCCGCGCTTCGCGTTCAGACAGCGACCATCGCATTTGTGCCGCGAACCTTGCCGGTTGTAGTTGATGATCCGGGTTACTGGCAGGAAGTTACTTTCGGAGTATTTTCCGTCCACAGTGCCGACCAGGAGATTAAAACTGTCATAACGCTTGAGCGTCCCAGTCGGAAACTTGGCGCGAACGACTTCGCGAGAAAGCGGATAAGAACCTTTTAATTCAACCGCGCCACTGAAATACTTTGTCTCCCTCTTTGTCATCTTCTTAATCTCCGTTCGCATCCCCAGTACCTTTAACCTCAACCGTATATATGTATACACTATATCTGTATACACTACAAGGGTCAAAGTGACCGACTGAGGAATTTCTTTGAAAGATTCTCTGCTAAAGCGTTCTGTAGATCCGGTAGGTGATGACGCCGAAGATCTTTTGGTGGCGGTAGAGATCGACAATGAACCGGCCTTCATTCTCAACGACTACCATACTGGCATCGTCAGGAATTGCGGCCCGATCGACTATCGCTATGTCGTTGCCAAGCTGAAAGATAAAACTGGCACCCGGATGGTCTATTAGAAGATCATTAAGATCTAAAGCGGCGACATAGGGGCCTGGGAGAGCCCCGGTTTTGTCGGTGTTCTTCATGGGAGGGTATCCTCGTGACTAAATTGTCCCGCTCGTTCTTCTGCTGAATTACTGAGGGCTATTGCCGCTTGGTACGGGGAGAGACTTCTTTCAAGTGGGCCTTTGAGGATTTAGCTCGCCCTAGCATATCCGCATTGGGCGTTTGGCCTTGAAAGTAGATACGGTCCTTTTCCGTGACCGCTCCGTCAATATCCACATCGAGCCCAAGCAGGCGACGATTAATTTCCGTTTCGTTAATACGAGGATTCCGCTCCAAGGCTTTAGCGAAAATCTCATACCAACGCTTTGACTCATCAGCCCTTAAGCGTAGTTGAAACGTCTTTATCGGGCCCTTCGGCTTCGGTCTCGGCATGGCTGCACGGCGCATTGTATACATGTAGACGACTCGTGGCTAGGAAATAAATCACACTTCGGTCACTTTGACGCTTGCGTCGGTATACGCGTATACGCTATATATGTATACGCGATGAGTGAAGACACTAATACCAAAGAGACTGTAATTATCTCGACGCGAACGGATTTGGAGTTACAGCGTGAGATCGACCATGAGGCCAAGCTCCGGGATCACACGCGCTCTCAGGCTCTTGAGCAAATCATCAAGCTCGGCTTACCTCGTTATCTAAAAAGGTTTCCTAAAAAATTCGAGCGCGTTGATAACGCCGCTTGAGTTACGGGGGAAGTACGGCTCAGCGAAGATAAATGCCCTATGCGTAATTGTCTATTAGAACTTTGAGCTGAATTTTCGAATCACCGTGCAACCGATTGAGATAACCCGCGAAGCAATTGGAGATCACGTAAAGGCGATAGCACTCGAAGTCGGCAGAGACAAGTCACTAATTTACAAATGGCTGGCAGAAGCGGATTCAGATCCTTATTCAAGAATGGTGGCGCTCTTAGAGGCAGCGTATCGACTGAATCCCGAAGGCGCAGAACTTTTCTATCTGGATTTTCGTGCCCGGTTCTATGCGTTGAAAGAGGGCGAACTAATCAAGGGTGCGAGCTGGGATGAAACGCTATCGGACGCGTTACAGATCTTCGCTGAGGCCGTCAGAACCAGAAACGGTAATCCAATGTTTCAAATGAAGATCGCGAGAGTCATTCGAACGCTGGAATGGCTGCTTAGGCAACAGGCCGCAGATCGTATTGAGTAGCCCAGACGTGGGGGAGGGTTAGGCGGGGGTGAGGACGCTTAGCCCTACTCACAGCAAAGCAGCCGCTTCAATAACTTACGTTTTGTTTGTCTCTATCTGAGGGGAGAGAAAAAGAGAAAGAGTTATGTCACTTGAGAAGGTCACAATTACCGGAGCTGACGATTCGACGCCAATCGACGATCTCTTGTCGCTCTCAAAAGAGTTTCCCTTTGTTGAGTGGGGCATTTTGGTTTCTGCTAAATCAGAGGGGCACTATCGGTTCCCTTCGCGGAAATGGATTGATGCTCTGGTCAAGCAGGCGAATTACCGCGTCCGAGAATTGAATCCGTTAAATCTCTCGACGCACGTATGCGGGCGATGGGTGCGCTGTCTATTTGTTGGCGCGCTTGATTGGTCCGAACTGCCTTCAGTAATTTCCATCTCACAGCGCATTCAGATAAACACGCACGCCGAAGAACACGTCTCGACGCTTGGCCTACTAAGCAATCTTTCTTCGCTGACGCTTCCGCAACGACAATTTATTTTTCAGTGGGATGGCGTAAACGACCACTTCATCTATGCGCCACTAGCGAAGCAATTTGATGTCGCCGCGCTGTACGACACATCGGGCGGTGCTGGTCGCCTACCGAGCACGTGGCCGTCTCCGCAGGTAGATTTTCCATGCGGTTATGCAGGCGGGCTTGGGCCAGACAACGTTGAGGGCCAACTAGCCATTATTGAGCACCGTTGCGCCGGTCGCGATTACTGGATCGACATGGAGCGTCGCGTGCGGACCGATGACGACAGCCGATTGGATTTAGACAAGGTTAGACGCGTGCTGGAGATCTGCAAACAACATCGTGTTAACACAATCGGTGCCTCGATCCGTGAGGAAATCAATCGCGGGTAACTCGATGTCTCAACTCAACATTCCATATCGAGTAAACGAACAAGGTATGGAGCAGTGCTGTAAGAACACTTTAATGCTTGAACTTTACCGCAGAGAGGATGCGAAGGAATTAATTCATGAAGAGGGCGCAACGATCAAGTGTCTCAACTGTGGTTCAGAAATGATCTGCGATCTAAGTCAGAGAGATGGACGATTAAGGTGGAGATGGAACGCTAATGGCTGAGTTTGATAAATCCTGCGTAGACCTGATTCCGATTGAGCCGCTGGAGTGCTCCGACTGTGCGGCACCGGCCACGCATTACATATCGATCGATCTTGGATTTCAGGTCGCTAGTCTTAGCGATCTCGCCTACTGCGAGCCGTGCGGCAGGGACATCGTTGCTCGTTGGCGCGAACAGTTACCGGATCCACCGGAGTTTAAATAGATGAGCGCGGAATTCAACGTTGAGGAGTGCTGGGAATGTGGCGCGCGCGTGGGAGTAAGGGAATGCGACGACTGCAATGATGGGATTGAGTATTGCTCCTACTGCTACGAGAATCACCGCGCACTTGAGCACGACGAGGATGGGGACTTATGAGCATCGCTACTGAAACTGCGGCTGAATATTTCCGACTCGCGTCGCTCGCTTCTGAGCGCCGCAATGTTGGTGAAGCTCTCCGCTATAGCGAACGCGCCACCGACACATTGTTACGAGGCGAACTATCTGAGACCGAACGGCCGGCAACTCTTCGTGGTGAGCATATGAATTACGAACTATTAGGAAAAGTACTAGCAGCAAAAGCAGAAAGAGCAGCAAGAGGTTAGGAATGAGTTTCGCAAAACGCGAATACGAATCTCAATTCGAGTACGGCGAAGAAATGGAAGCGGGGGGCGCTTCTGTTTCGGAAAGTATTGAGCCGCCGACCCGTAAGCCGCGCATCACGAATATTTACAACCTGCCTGAGCCTCTGGTTCAAGCGGTAATGAACGACAAGTATTCGCCGGGCCGCTCCGACTACACAACGTCGCAATTGGCGGGAACTCCCGCGCGGCAGTGGGCACTTAAACGTCGACATTGGATGGAAATAACTGAAGACGTTACGGATCGGATCTATTCGCTATCAGGACAATCCAAGCATGTCGTACTTGAGCGCGCGGCGGAATTTTGTGAGCAGTACGAATACCTCGCCGAAGAAAGGTTCTACATCAAGCGCTTTCGTAAAACGATTGGTGGGCAAATTGATCTTTACGACAAGCGACTCGGGATTCTTTACGACTGGAAAGAGAAATCTGTGTACGTGTCTTACCTGTCATTGAAACCGGAGTGGGCCGCACAGGGGAACATCAACCGCCTACTACTCGAGGAGAATGGTTATTCAGTCAAAGAGATCGTGAACATCGCGCTCTATCGCGATTGGAAAAAATCATTAGTCGGATCGACAGAGAAGTATCCACCGCATCAAGTCGCGAAGTTTGAGATTCCGGTATGGCCGACTAGCGAAACAGAGGCGTTCATTGCGGCTCGGATTGCTGAGTTTGAGGGCGCGAAGAAGACACTTCCTTTATGTACGGATGAAGAAAGATGGAAGGCCGATGACGTTTATGCGCTCACGAAAAAAGGAAACAAGAAAGCGGCAAAACTGTTTGCTACCGAGGCCGAGGCGCAAGCGCACATAGAAATCTTCGACGTAAAAAATCATGAGATTCAATTCAGGCCGGGAGTGAATAAGCGTTGCGAAAGCTACTGTCTCGCGGCACCGTGGTGCGATCAGTACAAACAATTGAAGGAGCAAGAAAATGGATCTAGCAGAAGTGTTGAAGATGCCCGAAGGATTCACGCCGCCTGATGTAACGGTGACGATCGAGAAAGTCTTTGCCTTCAAATCCGGCGAAGGTGAAAACGGCCCGTGGAGCTTTCAGGACGTCCAAGTTAAGGGGGGTGGGAAGCTGAAGCTTAAAGGATTGATGCGTGAATTCCCTGCCGATCGTGTGGGGCAGACTGTAACGATACGCGCCAACCAATCCAAGCAACATGGTCTAACTGGCTTGAAGGTAGCCCACGAGGAATATCAAAACAAAACGTATGACAAGTTGATCATTACTTCGAGTGCGAAATGGGAGTGGGGAGCGGCGTCAACAAACGGTAACGGCAACGGTTCGCAGAACAGTCACGCGCCGACCCAAAACGGCACCCTGAATCGTGAATCCTACGCCGACCACCTGTTGAGTTGTGCTGAATTGGCAAACCTGGTTACGGCGAATTTGCAAATTGACGATGCGGTCGCGGTACAGGCGTGCTTTGCAACGATCTGCATCGACACGAAGAACCGCAATATCTTGTTGCCAAAGCCAAAGACGCTACCAGCTATTGAGGATCATGCGGATGGGCCGCCGATGGGTGGGCCACCCGACGATCCGTTCGACGATAACGATATTCCGTTCTGAAAAGATTCTCCGGTGAGGCTTCTCTTATGGACTCAGAAAAGCATAGGTCAGCACTCTATGAGAACAGAGTCTGCGGTGTGAGGATCGCGAGAGAAAACCCACTGGAGATGTTGTTTGAAAAGTTTTGCGTTTCGTCGCGTTGCGCGGCGAATCATGGTGCCGCAGACCAACGGGCAACATGCTGGCGACTGTTCCAGTCGTGACTGCGGGCTTCCAGTGAGGCGTTAGTTCTGGCGTTGCCGATGACAACGAAACATCGGTGCTAATGATAGCGCGGCGTCGCAGAGGTGCTACCGCAACGCAAGCGGGTCGGGCGACACACTGCCTCATGAGCAAGATCACCAAGTCGGGCGAGCGGTGAGATCCCGTTCTGGAAACCGAGACTGGCCTTGACAAGTTGTGTGACACGCTGGAGAGACAGCGATTGATTTTTGAAAGTTTGCGCGGGTACGTCAGGCCGGGGCCGCTACAACGGAATCAATAAGCCGGTCAGAAGCCGCATCAACATGGGTGTGAATCCCATCGGCCCGCGCAGCCAATCTTGAGTCGCCTAGTCTCATCCGAAGGCGAAAGGCCGGACGTTCAAGGTGCCGCTGAATCGGATCAAGCACTACGTTGCGGAGGGCGGCTCAAGGCTAATGTGAATTTCCTGCGGCGGCGTACCAGCGCCGGGGTAAGAGGCGGCATGGCCCGCTGGTAGGGGCAGCAGTATGCAACGGACATCACAAACCGTGGATAAAACGATGCCGACCAGATAGTAGATCGGGAGCCGGGTGGGAATCCGGCCCGCAGGAACGAATTAGGGCGGCTAACAGGCCCACCCGATGCACTTAAAAAATGTCGGAGGTATCTGTTGGTCTTAACTGGCAAAGCCGCCCTTACCAGATTCGAAATGAAGACAAAGCACTTAGGAATGAATGGTTGTTGATCGTAAGACACTTTACCGCTTTGAAGCGAAGGGAGAGGAATGAGCGAACAATTTGTAAGTCTCGATACGCTGGGCCAAGGAGCAGCGATTGAGAAGTTTGAGGACGAACTGAATCGAGTGTTGGAAAACATTCTCGATCCGAACACTAAACCCACGGCGGCGCGGTCTGTAACGCTCACCGTTACCGTCAAGCCGGATGAGGATCGCTCATTCGCAAACACAATGATCGAAGTCAAATCAAAACTCGCGCCGAGCCGCGCAGTCGGTACGGCGATCTACATTGGACGACACGCAGGCAGAGCAGTCGCAACCGAACGCGATACGCGGCAGATGACATTCAACGACAACGTTGTCGGTATGACAAAGGAGGCCGCGAATGTCTGAATTAATTCCTGATGCCGCTGTCCGGGCCATAAAGGATTCCGAGCTAACACAAGTGATAACTGTTGGCGATACGGAGTTCGTTTCGCGGCCTGTTTATGAACCGCCAAAAGAACCGGTTCCCGCAACGCTCAAGCTAAACACGCTTACGGGCCTTGTCGAATACGTCAACAACGGGGCTGATGGCGTTAAGGAAGACGAGATCGGTCTTATGGTTCATGTTGTAAACGAACGCCAGGTCGATGTGCTATCTGGAACCTTCGGACGCGCAGAGCAACGCTGCGTTTATGCATCATCAACCGCCGATGCCGTTCTATCAAAGAGCGATTTCCGTTTTGGTGAGTTTTACGATTGTGAATCTTTTGTAATCAAACTGCTTTCGCTCTTTGAAGACTTCGACGGCAGAGCGGCCGTGCTCAAGATCGTCGGCAACATCAAGGAAGAGAACGTTCGACAGACCGGCGACGACGGCGTAACGCAAACCGTCACCGCAAAGTCGGGCATTGCTCGCGTCGAAGACGTGTCAGTCCCTAACCCGGTCTTTCTTGCGCCATTCCGCACGTTCCGCGAAGTTACACAGCCACTTTCTCCATTTGTCCTACGCATGAAGCAGGGCCGCGAGGGAGGGCTGCCCACCGTTGCGCTTTTCGAAGCGGACGGCGGCAAGTGGAAGCTGGACGCAATTGCGTTCATCAAAGAATACCTAACCGGGAAGATTGAGGCGGTCCCGATTATAGCTTAATGCCTTATGCGGGGATCGGCCTGAAGGCAACGACAGGCCAACGCCAAGGACCCTCGGCGTGTGTAGTGGTCCCCGCTACCAGAGTTCTCAGCGTCTTGTTTTAACTTCCTGCTGATGCTGAGAAAGGTGGGACTGGTGATCTTTGGGGGGCAGGGATTGCCAGTCCTGAATAAGAAAGGGTTGAGATGCCGAAGTTCAAAAAGAAGCCGGTTGTTATTGACGCTTTTCGATTGCCGCCAAGCGGCGACGATCATCTTGATGCGTTCTTTGAATGGTGCGCAGAAGTCGGCTTTGCTGATTACACATCCGAACGTGACGAATCGTTGGCGATTCACACGCTGGAAGGTGTGATGACCGCTCAGCCGGGTGACTGGATTATCAAGGGTGTCAAAGGCGAGTTTTATCCGTGCAAGCCCGACATCTTTGAAGCGACTTACGAGAAAGTTGAGGACTAGCGTGGCACGACGAAACACTAAAGCGGATCGAATTCTGAATGACTCCGCGATGCGGTTAGAGGCGGCGCTTATGCGCGAACGATTGGCCCAATCGCAGTTGAACACTGCTAAAGCCGTGGCTGAGGCTGCACAACAGGCGCACGACGCGCTAACAAGAGAACTGACACCTACGCCTCGCAAGAAGGCTGAGAAACCATCTGCAAGCCCGCCGGCGCAGAAAGAACCTACTCCAGACAAGGCAGCGAAGTGCGGCATCTGCGGGCAAGTCGCCGATGCGTCAGATCATGATCGAACGTACATCAACTCGCATGACTTTGAACCCCCAAAGTCTGTAGCGCGTGCGCCGCGCAAATCAAAACAGAAGTCAGAGAACGCGTCATCCATTCCGAGTTCAGAGACGCCGCTGGAAGATGTTACGAATGCAGCCCACGCAGCAAGCGCAGGAGATTGAGATGAGAGGCAATACCGGATTTCACCATGCACCGGATGTAAATGCCGCGAGTGGGCCGCATGATCACGATGAGCGAGTCTCTCTTGATGGTCGAATTCTACACCTAGCAAAACGTGACGGATTCTTTGAAGTGTGGCTCAACACAGAAGTTTCAGACTTCGACGGAATCCACATAGGCGAGGGAGAGACGCGAGATGCCGCCGTAGCAGATGCGGTTAAAACTTTGGAAGGTGCGGTTGCTGCTCTCCAGCGGCCATATCTAACCGAAGAAGAGGTGCAGTTTGTCATCGGCGCAATTCCGTTACAGGCGCTGCCGGGTGACGAATCTCAAGGCACAGACGATCACGCTTTAGTTGCTGAGATGGAAAGCTAGATCTCAAAACCTACCGAACTCAGGGTAATGAATTTTCAAGCAGGGGATTAGAACAGGTGGGACACAGTAGAAGTGTGAAACGGAGTCGATGCAAAACTTAAATTCTCGAGTTGTGTTATTGGTTGGTTGTTCTTTGAGAATGCCGGTTGGCCCCGGCCCGATTCAAGCAGATGGCGATTCCAATAAGTCGCGTTTTCGCAACGTTCGTCTCTGTTATCTGCTTGCAGGGGTGAATAGGGCCAAACCGCGAGCGCGGCTTATTTGAGTCGCTTTTCTTTTGCGCGTTAGGGGTGTAGCTCAGTCCGCAGAGCATTGGGGTGGAATCCCAAAGGACGCTGGTAACAAAAGAATCCAGCCACCTCTGGCGCGCAGAATTCACAAAGAGCAAGGGCCGTAACTATTGACGCCGAAGTCTCACAGTTACAGCCCTTCTGGTACTCGCTTGAATTGCAGAGATTGTCTCACGAGTGCCCGTGTTGAGGGAAGCGCTTACAGCATATGAAGGACGAATACTTGTCACGAAGCCAACATACAAATAAGCCGACGTTGGGAACGGGGTCGCATTTTAGGCTGACAAGTTCATCCCCTGCGCTCTTGCCAGCACGCTAATTGGCCCGGCTGCTCATTTCAAGAAGGCAGCTAATCCGCAAGAGGAACCTGTACGTTGAAACGCCGAAGCCATACTGGGCGGTGAGACGGTAGACCTTAGAGGGAAGGTCTACGTCCGTCAACCGAGCCACCTAAGCGGTAAGGTTTATGAAGTACGAAGATTATCTTAAGAGCACGCACTGGAAAGAATTCAAAGCCTCTTACATGGCTCAATGGCGAAAACCTCACTGTGCCTTCTGCCGGGCGCGCAGGCGATTGAATCTTCATCACGTTGATTATTCACGGTTAGGGAGGGAGGAGTTTGATGACGTTCTATTGCTCTGCGTTGATTGTCACGAAGAAGTCCATCAGATGAAGAAAGATCATCCTGACTTAACGCTGAGAGAGGCGACGCGGCGCGTAAAACGACAAATCAAACCAAGAGGGAAAATGATTAAGAGGGCGCGGCGCTGGAGGTCACGGCAGGCGTGGCTATCAATGCAGGAAATTGAATCCCAATTCGAGAATGCGATAAGCGAATGAGTAGAGATCCAAACTTAGACAATCCAGCAGTAAAGAAGTATCGGGACATCGTTCATTTAACCCCTAACCACATTCAACGGCGCGACATTGCTGTAACTGTTCTTCCGAATGGCGCGGGCGAGTTGGAATTGTGGGAAGAAGTTCTAATCAGGTTTATGCGTGAGGGCAACAATCCCAAACGAGTTGATTGGATGTTAGATCGCTTCGAGACGGCACTGAGAAATGGAAAAACTAAGCAAAATTACTGAGAAGAGTCCGCTCTACGCCAACCTTGCGAGTCACGCTTTCCCTGACGGCACTACGGGCAAATGCTTGGTTTGCGGGAAAGAACGAAACTGCTCGACGAGCGAGATCGCAAAGTGGCTGCGAAGGGGATTACCGAAGCACTGCGGACAATACATAACGCTAGTCAATCCCTGGATAAAACGATGAGCACCCATCCATTATTCGACAAGGTATTTTCTGGGCCTCGCGCACCGAGTTCGACTCCGCTTACAGGTGAAGAACTGAAAGAGAGCGGTATGCGATCCGTCTTTCGTCATACACCGGATTGGTATCGCGAAGCGTTCCGATCAGCAGTTGAAACATTCCCACGTGGGAAGACTTTCACGGTTGAGGATGTCAGAGAGATCGCGGGTGATCCGCCGGTTGATGAAGTGAGTTCCAGCTGCATGGGAAGTTTAATGATCATGGTTGCGAAGATGAAGTTAGCAAAGAAGACGGGTTACTACGTGAAGGCGAAACGCCCGAACATGAACGCAACTGATTTGGCTTGTTGGGTGAGGATCTGAATATGCCAACGCATCAGAAAACGAGACGGATATTCAACTTCATTGAAGGTTCTATTTTACTAAATGGAGAAGCGCCTACGCTGAAAGAGATTGGGGAAGAGTTCAATATGTCATCAAGCGCCAGTGTTCACCAGCAACTCAAGAAGATGGAAAGCCTAGGATGGATCAAGCGTTCAAATAAGAATCGCGGAATAGAGATCGTAGAGCAGCAGGATAAGGCAGCAGCAGCGTGAAACACTACGGTGAATTTCTCCAGAGTAAGCAGATCGTTCATCCCGCGAGCGGCTTCGCCCCTGAATCTTTGTCTGCGCAGTTGTTTGAATTCCAGCGCGATATAACGCGATGGTCCATTGAACGCGGACGCTCTGCGATCTTCGCTGATTGCGGTCTCGGTAAAACTCCGATGCAGTTGCAGTGGGCCGAAGCAGTAACCGCGAAGTTCAATAAGCCGGTGCTGATTCTTGCTCCGCTTGCGGTCTCAAAACAGACGGAGCGTGAAGGCAGGAAGTTCGGTATCCCGGTAGCAGTCGCCGCGTCGGATATGGGCGTGAAGAGGCACGGCGTGTTCGTCACGAACTACGAGAAGCTCCAGCACTTCGACCCGTCGCGCTTCGCCGGGATTGTGCTTGATGAAAGTTCCATCCTGAAATCATTTACCGGCGCGACCCGAAACATGCTCATTGAGCGATTCGCTAACACGCCCATGAAGCTGTGCGCGACCGCCACGCCCGCACCGAATGATTTTATGGAGTTAGGTAACCACTCTGAATTCTTTGGCGTGCTTACACGAACAGAAATGCTTTCAACATTCTTTGTGCACGACGGAGGGGACACTGCGAAGTGGAGACTAAAGGGCCACGCAGAGGAAGAATACTGGAAGTGGATCTGCGGCTGGGCGGTGATGATTCGCAAGCCTTCGGATCTCGGCTATTCAGACGCAGGCTTTGAATTACCACCGCTTAATCTGCATCACGTTGTAGTAAAGGGCGCAAAGCCGATGGAAGGATTTTTATTCCCGGTCGAAGCGCAGACACTCGAAGAAAGACGATTAGCACGTAGAGCAAGTCTAAGTGAACGCGTTGAAGCGTGCGCGGAACTTGTGAACGGATCCACGGAGCCGTGGTTGATCTGGTGCGACCTGAACGCGGAGGGCGATCTGCTTGAAAAGATGATTCCGGATGCGGTGCAAGTGGCCGGGTCCAACTCAGATGAGGATAAAGAATCCCGGATGCTTGGATTTAGTGACGGGCAGTTTCGCGCGTTGATTTCTAAACCGTCCATTTGTGGGTTCGGAATGAATTGGCAGCACTGTCCGAATGTGGGCTACGTCGGGCTGAGCGATTCATACGAGAAGTTTTATCAGTCGATCCGGAGGTGCTGGCGATTCGGTCAAAAACGTTCCGTCAACGGATACATCATCACGAGCGAGCAAGAAGGTGCAGTGGTAAAGAACATCGAACGCAAAGAACGTGACGCAATGAAAATGGCGAGCGAAATGGTCAAACACATGAGCGTCTACAACGTTGAGGCGGTACACGGCACGGTGAGAACCGGAAACGCATACGAAGCAGCGAGGCCAATGGCCTTGCCGCAATGGATAAACGCATGAACATAATCGATCAGAGATTCGGAGAAGGCTGGGCCATGTATCTTGGAGACTCCTGCGAGGCGCTACACGGTATTCCGTCCGACTCCATTCACTACTCTATTTTCTCGCCGCCGTTCGCCTCGCTCTATACCTATTCAGCAAGCGAGCGTGATCTTGGAAATGCGCGAACCGATCGAGAGTTTTACGAGCACTTCAAGTTCATCGTTAGCGAGCTGTACCGAGTAATCATGCCGGGGCGGTTGGTTTCATTTCACTGCATGGATATTCCGGCCATGAAAGAGCGCGATGGATTCATAGGGCTGAAAGACTTCCCTGCGCAACTGCGAGAAATCTTTGAATCGGCGGGATTCATTTATCACTCAAAGGTAGTCATCTGGAAAGACCCGTTGATTGAGGCGACACGAACAAAGGCGCTGGGCTTGATGCACAAGCAAGTTACGAAGGATAGCGCGATGTGTCGGCAGGGGCTACCTGACTACCTCGTGACGATGCGCAAGCCTGGTATCAACCCAGAACCGATTTCAAGACCAGATGGATTTACAGAGTTCATTGGCGACGATGAACCAAAGGCGCGTAAGGGAAAGCCAAAAGTAAGAAGCGTCGATATTGAGAGTTACACCGCAACAACGGCGGACGATCCTGTTTATTCACATCAAGTGTGGCGGCGCTACGCCTCGCCCGTGTGGATGGATATTCGACAAACCCGGACGCTCAACGTCCAAGCCGCGCGAGAGCAACGAGACGAGCGCCACATCTGCCCCTTACAGTTAGACGTCATCGACAGAGCGGTTGAGCTATGGACCAACCCGAACGATACGGTACTGAGTCCGTTCGCGGGAATCGGTAGTGAAGGCTATGTGTCTATTCAAAAAGGTCGACGCTTCATCGGTATAGAGTTGAAAGAGAGTTACTACAAACAGGCCGTGGCAAATCTTGAACGGGCAGAAAAAGAGACACCACCAGACGCGCTATTCGCAACCGCATGAACACCGAGACAGAAGATCAGAAAGTAGATCTAATCGTACCGAGTTCATTTTCGGAGCGGCGGCAGATGCGCGAGGCGTTGAGCGAGATGCCGGGGACGAACGCCTATGGCGGAAGCAGATGTAAGTGTTCTGAATGTGGAGACATTCACTGGAAGAGAGCAACAAATCCAACGGGCGGCATTGATAAACAGCAATCATTCTCAGGCAACGCGTGCGATTAAATCCGCTACGTTAGCGCCTGATGGCTCACCGCGAGCCTTGGAAAGAATTATTTGAGCACTGACATGATCGCGATCCGCAGACAACCCGCACGAGAGACACAGATGCCAGCGTTGAGCGAGCGTCTTGCGAACCCCTGCGCCGCACAAGCATGTCTGCGAAGTACCGCGAGGGTCAACTTTCACGAGTACGCGCCCGGCGCTCTCAGCCTTGTACGCGAGCATAAAAAGAAAGTTGGACCACCCAGCGTCGTTGACGGACTTAGCGAGCATTCCCGCCGCGAGGCCTTTCACGTTCAAATCTTCGACTGCAATCAGGCCGTTCTGATTGACGATCTTGCGCGATTCTTTGTGATGAAAGTCGCGGCGCTGGTCGCGAATGTGATTATGGAATCGTTGAAGCAACAGGACGGCTTTGCGCCTGCGATTCGATCCTTTCTTACGTCGCGCAACGCGCCGCTGCAAGTGTCTAAGCTTGCCTTGTGCGGTTCGAAACCAGCGTGGATTCTCAATTGCCGTTCCGTTGCTGAGAGAGACGAACTTACTCAGTCCGACATCAATACCTATGGCGTTAGGACTGAAGGGCAAAGGCGCGGATTCACACTCAACCGCAAAAATAGCAAACCAACGATTCGCCTCTCGTTTGACCGTCAGAGTTTTTACGGTCCCGGCAAGTGGGCGGTGCAGCTTAATTCTAACCTTACCGATCTTGGACAGCCTCAATCTGTTTCCGGCCAGCGCATTGCCGATTTCTCGAAATGTCATGCTGTCGTATCGACGTGCAGATCGAAATCGCGGATACCCCGGCTTGTCTCCTGTCTTAATCCTTCTAAAGAAGCCGTTAAAGGCCAACTGAACGCGCTTCAAAACGTTTTCCAAGGCCTTCGAATTCAAGGCAGCGAGGTCTTCGCGGATCTGCTTAATTGCTGTCAACTGCAAATTCTGATCGAACCAAGAGATCGGCTTGCGTTCCAGCCGCCAAGCATCGCGCCTTTCCTGAATAGCGGCATTGTAAAGTTCGCAACAGAGCGCAAGTTGTCCGTTAAGGACCTGCTCCTAACGTTTTGTGGGATAGATTCGATAGCGAAAAGTCGTGATCACAAGTCTAGTATTTTACCATTCAAATTTTCGGGAAATCCAACGGAGCAGAAAGCATGAATAGAAAAGTAACGCTAAATCCCGATGGCTATTCAATCAGGGGCTGCCAGATGATTTACGCGCCTTCTGGCCAAGCGGGAGAGTATGCGCGGTTGGCTACGAATCCCTATCGCGGTTGCGGTAACGGATGCGTGTACTGCTACGTGCCCTCCGTGATTCAGATGCCACGTGCGGATTTCAACAAAGGGGCGACGCCGCGGAAAGACTTCTTAGCAAGACTCGAAAAGGATGCGGTTAAGTATTGTGCCATCGGTTGCAAAGAACAGGTGATGCTTTCGTTCACAACCGATCCGTATCATCCCGGCGATACAGGGTTAACGCGTGAGACGCTGGAAGTGCTGAAATTCTACGGCTTGAGTTTTTGCACGCTCACGAAGGGGGGCCAGCGGGCATTGCGTGACCTGGATTTGTTCCGGCCCGCTATGGATGCTTTCGCGTCATCGTTAACATCTTTGGACGAAGCCGAGTCTTTGCGATGGGAACCGCACGCCGCCGTTCCATCAGATCGTATTTCGACACTTCGAGAATTTCACGATGCCGGGATCTTCACATGGGCCAGCCTTGAGCCCGTTTTCAACACAGAGGCAACAATAGAGATCATCCGTAAGACGCATAAGTATGTTGACCTGTTCAAAATCGGGCGCATCAACTACAGCAAGCTAACTCAACTAACAAACTGGCGACAGTTTACTGAGCAAGTCCTTCAAGCTCTCAAGGAAACGGGCGCGGGTTACTTCATCAAAAAAGATCTTCAACAGTATCTCCCTGATGGATTTCCAAACGTCCAA